ATGAAAACCGCCACTGCGCCGTTACCACCGCTGCGTTCGGTCAAGGTTCTGGACCAGTTGCGTGAGCGCATACGCTACTTGCATTACAGCTTACCAACCGAACAGGCTTATGTCCACTGGGTTCGTGCCTTCATCCGTTTCCACGGTGTGCGTCACCCGGCAACCTTGGGCAGCAGCGAAGTCGAGGCATTTCTGTCCTGGCTGGCGAACGAGCGCAAGGTTTCGGTCTCCACGCATCGTCAGGCATTGGCGGCCTTGCTGTTCTTCTACGGCAAGGTGCTGTGCACGGATCTGCCCTGGCTTCAGGAGATCGGAAGACCTCGGCCGTCGCGGCGCTTGCCGGTGGTGCTGACCCCGGATGAAGTGGTTCGCATCCTCGGTTTTCTGGAAGGCGAGCATCGTTTGTTCGCCCAGCTTCTGTATGGAACGGGCATGCGGATCAGTGAGGGTTTGCAACTGCGGGTCAAGGATCTGGATTTCGATCACGGCACGATCATCGTGCGGGAGGGCAAGGGCTCCAAGGATCGGGCCTTGATGTTACCCGAGAGCTTGGCACCCAGCCTGCGCGAGCAGCTGTCGCGTGCACGGGCATGGTGGCTGAAGGACCAGGCCGAGGGCCGCAGCGGTGTTGCGCTTCCCGACGCCCTTGAGCGGAAGTATCCGCGCGCCGGGCATTCCTGGCCGTGGTTCTGGGTTTTTGCGCAGCACACGCATTCGACCGATCCACGGAGCGGTGTCGTGCGTCGCCATCACATGTATGACCAGACCTTTCAGCGCGCCTTCAAACGTGCCGTAGAACAAGCAGGCATCACGAAGCCCGCCACACCGCACACCCTCCGCCACTCGTTCGCGACGGCCTTGCTCCGCAGCGGTTACGACATTCGAACCGTGCAGGATCTGCTCGGCCATTCCGACGTCTCTACGACGATGATTTACACGCATGTGCTGAAAGTTGGCGGTGCCGGAGTGCGCTCACCGCTTGATGCGCTGCCGCCCCTCACTAGTGAGAGGTAGGGCAGCGCAAGTCAATCCTGGCGGATTCACTACCCCTGCGCGAAGGCCATCGGTGCCGCATCGAACGGCCGGTTGCGGAAAGTCCTCCCTGCGTCCGCTGATGGCCGGCAGCAGCCCGTCGTTGCCTGATGGATCCAACCCCTCCGCTGCTATAGTGCAGTCGGCTTCTGACGTTCAGTGCAGCCGTCTTCTGAAAACGACAATGGAGGTGGTAGCCGAGGGTGTGGAAACACCCGACTGCCTTGCGTGGTTGCGGCAGGCGGGTTGCGACACGGTGCAGGGTTTCCTGTTCGCCAGGCCGATGCCGGCGGCGGCCTTCGTCGGCTTCGTCAACCAATGGAGGAACACCACCATGAACGCCAATGAACCGAGCACCAGTTGCTGCGTGTGCTGCAAGGAAATCCCGCTCGATGCCGCCTTCACGCCGGAAGGGGCCGAGTACGTGGAGCATTTCTGCGGGCTGGAGTGCTATCAGCGCTTCCAGGCGCGGGCCAGCACTGCGACCGAAACCAGCGTCAAACCGGACGCTTGTGATTCGCCGCCGCCAGGTTGAGGCATACCCTAACCTGATGTCAGATGCCATGTGTAAATTGCGTCAGGATAGGATTGAATTTTGAATTTATTGACATATCTCGTTGAAGGTCATAGAGTCTTCCCTGACATTTTGCAGGGAATTCCATGACTGGACAGCGCATTGGGTATATCAGGGTCAGCACCTTCGACCAGAACCCGGAACGGCAACTGGAAGGCGTCAAGGTTGATCGCGCTTTTAGCGACAAGGCATCCGGCAAGGATGTCAAGCGTCCGCAACTGGAAGCGCTGATAAGCTTCGCCCGCACCGGCGACACCGTGGTGGTGCATAGCATGGATCGCCTGGCGCGCAATCTCGATGATTTGCGCCGGATCGTGCAAACGCTGACACAACGCGGCGTGCATATCGAATTCGTCAAGGAACACCTCAGTTTTACTGGCGAAGACTCTCCGATGGCGAACCTGATGCTCTCGGTGATGGGCGCGTTCGCCGAGTTCGAGCGCGCCCTGATCCGCGAGCGTCAGCGCGAGGGTATTGCGCTCGCCAAGCAACGCGGGGCTTACCGTGGCAGGAAGAAATCCCTGTCGTCTGAGCGTATTGCCGAACTGCGCCAACGTGTCGAGGCTGGCGAGCAAAAGACCAAGCTTGCTCGTGAATTCGGAATCAGTCGCGAAACCCTGTATCAATACTTGAGAACGGATCAGTAAATATGCCACGTCGTTCCATCCTGTCCGCCGCCGAGCGGGAAAGCCTGCTGGCGTTGCCGGACTCCAAGGACGACCTGATCCGACATTACACATTCAACGATACCGACCTCTCGATCATCCGACAGCGGCGCGGGCCAGCCAATCGGCTGGGCTTCGCGGTGCAGCTCTGTTACCTGCGCTTTCCCGGCGTCATCCTGGGCGTCGATGAACTACCGTTCCCGCCCTTGTTGAAGCTGGTCGCCGACCAGCTCAAGGTCGGCGTCGAAAGCTGGAACGAGTACGGCCAGCGGGAGCAGACCCGGCGCGAGCACCTGAGCGAGCTGCAAACCGTGTTCGGTTTCCGGCCCTTCACCATGAGCCATTACCGGCAGGCCGTCCAGATGCTGACCGAGCTGGCGATGCAAACCGACAAAGGCATCGTGCTGGCCAGCGCCTTGATCGGGCACCTGCGGCGGCAGTCGGTCATTCTGCCCGCCCTCAACGCCGTCGAGCGGGCGAGTGCCGAGGCGATCACCCGTGCTAACCGGCGCATCTACGACGCCTTGGCCGAACCACTGGCGGACGCGCATCGCCGCCGCCTCGACGATCTGCTCAAGCGCCGGGACAACGGCAAGACGACCTGGTTGGCTTGGTTGCGCCAGTCTCCGGCCAAGCCAAATTCGCGGCATATGCTGGAACACATCGAACGCCTCAAGGCATGGCAGGCACTCGATCTGCCTACCGGCATCGAGCGGCTGGTTCACCAGAACCGCCTGCTCAAGATTGCCCGCGAGGGCGGCCAGATGACACCCGCCGACCTGGCCAAATTCGAGCCGCAACGGCGCTACGCCACTCTCGTGGCGCTGGCCACCGAGGGCATGGCCACCGTCACCGACGAAATCATCGACCTGCACGACCGCATCCTGGGTAAGCTGTTTAACGCTGCCAAGAATAAGCATCAGCAGCAGTTCCAGGCGTCAGGCAAGGCCATCAACGCCAAGGTACGTCTGTACGGGCGCATCGGTCAGGCGCTGATCGACGCCAAGCAATCAGGCCGCGATGCGTTTGCCGCCATCGAGGCCGTCATGTCCTGGGATTCCTTTGCCGAGAGCGTCACCGAGGCGCAGAAGCTCGCGCAACCCGATGACTTCGATTTCCTGCATCGCATCGGCGAGAGCTACGCCACCCTGCGCCGCTATGCACCGGAATTCCTTGCCGTGCTCAAGCTGCGGGCCGCGCCCGCCGCCAAAAACGTGCTTGATGCCATTGAGGTGCTGCGCGGCATGAACACCGACAACGCCCGCAAGCTGCCAGCCGATGCACCGACCGGCTTCATCAAGCCGCGCTGGCAGAAACTGGTGATGACCGACGCCGGCATCGACCGGCGCTACTACGAACTGTGCGCGCTGTCCGAGTTGAAGAACTCCCTGCGCTCGGGCGACATCTGGGTGCAGGGTTCACGCCAGTTCAAGGACTTCGAGGACTACCTGGTACCGCCCGAGAAGTTCACCAGCCTCAAGCAGTCCAGCGAATTGCCGCTGGCCGTGGCCACCGACTGCGAACAATATCTGCATGAGCGGCTGACGCTGCTGGAAGCACAACTTGCCACCGTCAACCGCATGGCGGCAGCCAACGACCTGCCGGATGCCATCATCACCGAGTCGGGCTTGAAGATCACGCCGCTGGATGCGGCGGTGCCCGACACCGCGCAGGCGCTGATAGACCAGACAGCCATGGTCCTGCCGCACGTCAAGATCACCGAACTGCTGCTCGAAGTCGATGAGTGGACGGGCTTCACCCGGCACTTCACGCACTTGAAATCGGGCGATCTGGCCAAGGACAAGAACCTGTTGTTGACCACGATCCTGGCCGACGCGATCAACCTGGGCCTGACCAAGATGGCCGAGTCCTGCCCCGGCACGACCTACGCGAAGCTCGCTTGGCTGCAAGCCTGGCATACCCGCGACGAAACGTACTCGACAGCGTTGGCTGAACTGGTCAACGCTCAGTTTCGGCATCCCTTTGCCGGGCACTGGGGCGATGGCACCACATCATCATCGGACGGACAGAATTTCCGAACCGCTAGCAAGGCAAAGAGCACGGGGCACATCAACCCAAAATATGGCAGCAGCCCAGGACGGACTTTCTACACCCACATCTCCGACCAATACGCGCCATTCCACACCAAGGTGGTCAATGTCGGCCTGCGCGACTCAACCTACGTGCTCGACGGCCTGCTGTACCACGAATCCGACCTGCGGATCGAGGAGCACTACACCGACACGGCGGGCTTCACCGATCACGTCTTCGCCCTGATGCACCTCTTGGGCTTCCGCTTCGCGCCGCGCATCCGCGACCTGGGCGACACCAAGCTCTACATCCCGAAGGGCGATGCCGCCTATGACGCGCTCAAGCCGATGATCGGCGGCACGCTCAACATCAAGCACGTCCGCGCCCATTGGGACGAAATCCTGCGGCTGGCCACCTCGATCAAGCAGGGCACGGTGACGGCCTCGCTGATGCTCAGGAAACTCGGCAGCTACCCGCGCCAGAACGGCTTGGCCGTCGCGCTGCGCGAGTTGGGCCGCATCGAGCGCACGCTGTTCATCCTCGACTGGCTGCAAAGCGTCGAGCTACGCCGCCGCGTGCATGCCGGGCTGAACAAGGGCGAGGCGCGCAATGCGCTGGCCCGTGCCGTGTTCTTCAACCGCCTTGGTGAAATCCGTGACCGCAGTTTCGAGCAGCAGCGCTACCGGGCCAGCGGCCTCAACCTGGTGACGGCGGCCATCGTGCTGTGGAACACGGTCTACCTGGAGCGTGCGGCGCATGCGTTGCGCGGCAATGGTCATGCCGTCGATGACTCGCTATTGCAGTACCTGTCGCCACTCGGCTGGGAGCACATCAACCTGACCGGTGATTACCTATGGCGCAGCAGCGCCAAGATCGGCGCGGGGAAGTTCAGGCCGCTACGGCCTCTGCAACCGGCTTAGCGTGCTTTATTTTCCGTTTTCTGAGACGACCCCAAGAAGCACGGCGCGGTTTTGCTAAAGTGATGTCTGAGTTTGGCGAATTTTTGGGGCACGTTGACAAAGCCCTCTCAATCAGTTCAGCAAGGTCCAAAGCATTAACAGCTTCCATGATGAAATAAAAAAAGCCTGGCAAGGAGCCAGGCTGCACAAAAGAGCGGGTTTGTATTCCGCATCCAATCAATCAAGAAGGAGTATAGCACACAGGTACTGAAGTGAAAAAATGTGATTCGCGATAAACAAAATATCTACCATTGCTCTAATTGATCGCTATAATTGAGCCGCAGTTTTTGTCAACTACGAAGACGTTGCCATTACTTAACTCCTTGACATCATTGGCGGCCATCAGGCCGCCTTTTTTTTGCCATATGAAAACAATCGAACAAAAAATTGAACAGCACCGTAAGTGGCAGAAGGCAGCCAGAGAACGAGCGATCGCTCGGCAACGGGAGAAGTTGGCTGATCCGGCCTGGCGAGAATCTCAATATCAGAAAATGCGGAATACTATCGACCGCCGTATCGCTAAACAGAAAGAGCGCCCACCAGCCAGCAAAACGTGGAAAAGCGCGGTAAAAATAAAATCTCGTGGCTTGAAGGGACGAACACCGACGGCGGAGGAGCGGCGCATAGCCAATGCTCTTGGCGCTCTCCCCTGCATTGCCTGCTATATGCATGGAGTAATATCTGAAGAGGTGTCTCTGCACCATATCTCCGGTCGTACCGCGCCTGGTTGTCACAAAAAGCAATTGCCACTTTGTAGATGGCACCACCAGCATGCAGCACCGGCTGAAGTAAGAGAAAAATACCCCTGGCTGGTCCCTGTTCATGCCGATGGTGTGGTTGGAGGCAAGAAAGAATTCACCTTGCTGAACAAGTCAGAGATGGAGTTGCTGGCTGACGCCTATGAGATGGCAAACATAATGCACTAATAAATATATTATTTTTAATCTGAAATAATTGACAACTGACAAGTGACTTCAGTCAGAATCATCACATGCCCGGTACGGATGGATCCCTTTTCAAATATTCCATGGACGGCACAGTCTGAGTACCGGGCGCTACCTTCAGTTGTATTGCTAAGCCGCCGCTGGTGGCTTTTCTTTTTTATAAGGGGCGCTATGGATAAGAAAATATGCGTTGTTTCGATGAGCGTCGGCAAACCGGCGTCAATGACTGCCGCATGGATCAACAATGAGCTGATAATGGCTGAGCGGACCAGCTACCCTGAACGCCGCCGCGATATGGAACTCCAGCTGCTGCGCGAATTGCGAGAAAAAGAGGAAAAGGGTTTTATCGTGCTGGTGGAAGAGGAAAACAGCTTTATTACGGGTCGAGTTGGCCAGCGTGTAAGGTTGCGCGATCCCTTCATGAACGGCAGGCCGGTACTAATTGAAGCAATGCAGATTTACAAGGAGCTGGAACGCCAGAAAGCGATCAAGTTACCGCGCAAAGAATCCGGCAAATACATCCTCCACCAAAGCATCTTCGATTCCGAACACGACAAAAAAGGCGATGAATTTTTCAACATCAACTGGAGCGAAATAACGACAGAGCACGTTCTGTCGTTGTTATGCTGCTTCGCAACGGAATATAACAACGTTGCAAGCGCCGACTACATCAGGGCAATGGCTGGAGAAGTTGAGGCTCGCCAGGAACCATCGTTACTAAGCCCTCTGATTAACATAATTCGCGGAACCCAATGTCTAGCCGACAAGCGAGTTCCTCAAGGCTTACTTACCGGCAAAGAAAACTATTTATAATTAATTACGTCAGTAGCCAATAGAGATTTTTGTTGTGGAACAAAAATATATATTTTACAATCTAGTAACTTTGGGTGGGGGATTATTACAATGATGAATATTAAGCCGCTGAAAATTAGGAACAAGGTCATGAAGCCTCATAAAGCATTATTAAACCCTGACCTAACCGCAAGGAATGTACTTACATACAGTCATTGGGATTTTGTCGAACTCTGGTTAAAGCGAAACGAAAAAGATGAGGCTCTTTTTTATTGGGAGCAAGCAAAAGTATTTAATCAGGCGGCCAATGGTTTACCCAACCAATCAGCCCCACTTTTGCACTATTATTCATTCATGAATGCAGTAAAGGCGTTACTTTCATCTCGCAATATAAACTTCAAACAGCATCATGGTGTTGCTAGGGGTGAAAATGCAGCCCAAATTGATAACTTATCTGATATAAAAGTAAAAATAAAAAATGAGGGTATACTTCCGTCTTTTTCAAAATATATTGACGGCACCTCTCATGAGGGGGTGTACAATATAAAAAACCTTTTTTCTGGATTGCCATATATTCATCGTACATATTGCCTTACTTATGATGTAACTGATGATATATTTATTCCACTGATCGATGCTGAGTTCGTTTTGAATGAGTCAGACAATAGCCTGTTTTTCACTGCGATTTTATCCAAGGATTTTCGGTTCGACACAGTTTTCGACATTCTACCGCCAGCGTTCGAATTGTTTGAAAGAGAAAAGTACAAAATAAAATCAGTAGAATCATTACTTGATTATAATGAAAATCAATCGTCCAACATGCCGCAATTAACTGAATTTCATAAAAAAATAAGAAGAAATCTTTACTATATCAATGGCGCAGAGACTCTTTGGTATCTCAAACGTAAAAACAATCAATCTGAGCATACTTCTGTTTCAATATCGCCATTGGTTATAACCCTAGCAGCTATGCATCGATTAAGTGAGCTATGTCGGTATGACCCACTTAAGCTAAGACAGTTACTAAATGAAAAAGAAAACTGGATTATTGCTGAATTTATTCAACAATCTCCGTCACAGTTTATAGATGCAATTTCATCTGAAATTACTGGACACCAATTTCTTATCCCAAACGTAAGGTCTGCTTCTTAATGAATATATATATCGCATGCGCTTTAACTCATGTTCCAAGGGAAATTTTCCATGAGTACAGTAATTGGATTCACAGCCTTGCAAAAGGTCTATCTCAAAATAACAACGTAAAATATGCTTTGATAAATAGTGACCCAGAATTATCAAAGCGCCCTGAAAGTAACAAATCTAGACTTTGTTACATTTGGGACAGAGATATGGTTGAGAAATCTGATGTAATAATTGCAGAATGTAGTTTTCCATCAACAGGGCTAGGAATAGAGTTGCAGATTGCTGAACAGAAGAACATTCCTGTAATCATCTGTTATAAAGATTATGGGATAAATAAAACTAAAACCATTGAATACGTGAATCCAGATGAGACTACCCATAATCTACAAGTTGGCGAGGGTTTCATTTCTCATATGGTATTAGGACTACCAAACATCCTTGATGTCATATTATGTAAAGATATTGATAACACATGCAGGAAGCTAAAAATACTGTTAGATATGATTAACCATAATTAAAAATTAACACCCACTTAAGATGTCTAAACCAGCCCGGTATTAACCGGGCTAGACAAACTTAATCAGCATTCAGGAGCAATGCATTATCTATGATGATTTGCTCCCATTCTTCGAATGCCCGGTCGCGGACGCCCTGGGGAACGCTGTTAGTTTTGAAATCGACGACCGTACGCCATTTCCCGTCCGGACGGTACATGCGCAGAGCTTTACTTCCCCCCTCCCTGCGCACCTCAACGTTATGCTTATCAGCAAACTCTTGTAATGCTCGTAGCGTCCCATGCTTTACTGTGTAGTATCGCTTTTTCAAGTTTTCTCTCCAGCCTGTGCTAAGGCTTCAACTTCCAAATCGTAAGACTCAAACTCATAGTCCTGGTCGTCAACCTCTTCAGGCACTGGCAGTAAATGCCAGGCTGAGTATATCTGACCATTATCAAAACGCTCCTGGCTGTAGAGCGTCGCGGCTATGAGCGTCAGCGCCGGGCGGTCATAACGGTAAATTTTGCGAACGTCACGGTCAACGAGACGACCGAAATTACCATAACCGCGCTCCAGTAATAATTTTTTAATTTCCGGCCAGTATGGACCATAGCTGCGGTACAGACGGGGATTTTTCAGTAATCGCCCGCGTAGCCCTGACAGGAAGAAATCAACGTATTCGTCTTCTGTCTTTCCTAACAACGCTGTACGGAGCACCGCCTCAAGATATGTTTTATTCGGTTTTATTGTATCAGATAGTGTGGCCATATTATGCGACGCCCGGCGAACCGGGCGCTCCTGTTATGCGTATTGTTGGATGACGGCCAGAACGTCCGCCACGTTGTGTTTTGTCTCGATAATCCACCAGTTACCCGGGAAATCGCTGTTCTTCGCCTTCGCTGGCAGCCAGCGAGCGCCGAATTTCGCCTTGATTGCGTCTTTCGCACGGAAAAGAATGCCTTTCATGCCGGAGGCTTCCTGAAGCCCAAATACCTCGCCAGCGGCGAATTTTGGTGCGTACATCATCTTCAGGTCGGCGGTGGATACGCGATAATTCAGACCAAGAGACTGAGCTATGCTGGTGGCATCACCCTGTATTGATGATAACTCTTCTTGTTTCTCGTTTCTGGCGGCAATTTCTTCCTCCGTGATGTTGCCAAGGGCCAGGTTTATCCGATCAGCGTCTGCCTGTTTCTCTTCATCGGTGCGACCGGCAAGTGCCGTGTTAATTCTCTGCAATATCTCCACATGATTCTTGCGCATGCTGAGCAATTCCGGCGTAACCTCGTTAAGGTCCACCAGCCCAAGAATGGCAAGGTCAGAAAACATTGATACCAGGTTGTAGGTCATGCGATAGCTGAGTTGACCATAGGCTGATGGCAACTTCACCGCATCCATTTGATAGGCATCCATAAATTTAGAGCCGTCGTTTACGACATCCGCAATTGCAGGTGTGATTTTCCCTGTGGTGGCGGCCTCCCTGATTGCTGTTACCCACGATTGAGTCAGCGCGGCGACTGCATGATTCAGATTGGCTTCCCGTTCTGCTGCAATGCGCGCACTTGCTGCGTCCATTGCCTGCTTGATCTCGTCTTTATTGCTGTAAATGCCAATGGTGCCAAACTGTGCTGTGGTGATCTCATAATCTGACGCCCGGAACTCATTGGTACCGAAAATGGCATTGGTGACTTCAAGTTCAGAATCCCCGTTACGAGTAGCCCCCTGGCTTGTTTTTTCCGGCATTCTGGCGATCGCATCCGCTATTTTCTCCTGAATTGCTTCAGGGGATAGCGTATCTCCGTATGACGCGATTACATCGCCATAATTGGAGCCAAACAATTCAACCAGGAATGTTTCTGCCGAACGGATCTGGCGGTTATTCCCTTCCGACATCATACCAAGCACCCATTTTGCAATTGACGACTTCAGCGCGCCGTCACGGCGATCCGGGTAAATCGCATGCTTCAGTGGGTCCGTATAGGTACCAACAAAATCAATGCTATAGCCTGACTCTGTAGTCTGAACGCCGTATGAGTCAGTGATTTTGATCATGCCGCGCTGCTGGAAACGGTAGAAATCGTCACAGGAAATGATGTCGTTAATCCCGGCGATGGAGACGCCACCACTGATTTTCTGCATAACAGCATCTTCATCGGGAGTTACATCAACCTGTTTATCCAGCGTCTTCACATCCCAGTTACCCGATTTGGTGCCTTTGAAGGTAAAGATGATCTCCACGTCTGCGCGCTGGCTGTCGAAGTCCAGCGACTTAATGCGAAAGATATCACCGGCACAATCGTAGTATTGGCCTACACGCCATGAGCGATCGCCGATAACAAGGAACTCATTCGCATGGTTAACCAGATCAGGATCAACATCCAGAATGCCTTTATTTATTGCATCCTCCACCAGCGGGCGCAGGCGTTTGATATCCGTCGCGGCCTTCTGAGTACGGTTCAATAATTTCTCATAGCGGGAGATGGCCTGAGAGATATTAGCCTTGCGCTGAATGGCGCTTTTCAACGACGCGCGATACTGTGCTAACAACATACGGTCTGTGTGATGGACACTCCCCCAGCGGGCCTTCCAGTCTGCGTTATCCGCTGCCTTGGCCATTGCCGCCTGTTTGAATTTAGCTACCTCGGCGGTGGTCTTTTCAAGTTCCGCTTTGCTTCGCTCTAATTCAGCGGTAAGTACCTCCACATCCTCGCCAGCTGCGTGCTGCGCCTTGATGTAGTTCTGAAGGTCGATAGTAGCCTGTTCTTTCTGGCGAGCGCGTTTCGCAGCTTTCGCCTTATCCATTTGAACCTGCATCATTGCCAGACGTTCGCCGTCATCCTTCGCGGTATACATCTGCATTTCGATCATGTCATTGGCGTCGGCGTTCTCCATTTCTGACTTATCTGAACGGAGGATATCGGAGATCCAGCCTGCTTTACGCTTCAGCGTCTTCAGTCGGTATTCATCGAAAGACCCCTTGCCGCAGTAGTAGTGAACGCGAACGCTTGCACGGTTGGAACCAACTCGGGCACCGCGACCGTTACGCTGTGCGATACTGGCTGGTGTCCACGGCAACGTCAGGTGGTGGATATCCGTCGTTCCTCGATGCAGGTTGATACCCACCTCTGCCTTTTTGTTGCAGATGATGATCGGAGTCCGGCCCTCCTGGAAGTCGGCTGCAATCTTTTCCAGACCGCCCAACGACATTTCATTTTGCTGCGCGATATAGGCGTCATACAGAGCCATTTGCTCGTTGTATTTCGCTATCTGTGCATCTGTTGGTTCATCCGGTAGCTCTTTCGGCGGTTTAACCGCTTTCAGTTTCTTACCGGTTTTACCTGCCTCGGCAACCGTCTGAGCATTCAGGATCCCCACCTTTGAAGGTTCAAGGTTTAGAGCATTGCAGATAATGCGCTTGAGCTTCTGGTGCTGCGTTTTTTCATCGGTGAAGATGATTTGCTTACCTTCCGGGAAAAACTCCTTCAGCGTGGCGATCAGCTTCGCGTATTTCGGCGTAACGGGGTGAGTTACGGTCTGTTCGTCAATGCCAAACCTGGCCAGGCGCTTATTCACTTCCTGCTCGAACGCTTCCGGAACCTGCAACTGAATAAACTCGCCCTTATCTATCAGGGAGTATTGCGATTGCTGCGTGATTGAATCATCACTGTCGTCGTCTTCGCTGGTGGCTTGTTTAGGCAAACTGTCCGCCAGCTGCTGCACCGCATCGGCGTACTCCGGCAGGAAACGATAGGTGATCCGGCGATAGTACAGGTCCATGTCAGTACATACGCGGTCCATATCCCTGATTATTGAGAAGATCGGACGGGCTTTCTCGTGCTCAATCACGCCGTCTTCATTGACCGAGGTCGTTACGCCATTGTTGGCTTTTGCCGCCGCTTCCGCCTGCTGACGCAATTCTTCATACGCCGCCAGTTGTTCTTCAGTAAGTGGTGCATCCTGCTGGTGTTCGTCCAGCTCCGGGATCTCCACGGTATCCTTAACGTCTTCCGCCGTTTTAAGCGTTACCCAGCGATGGAATATACCGCGCAGCGCATCAAGGTTTTCAAAGCCCACCAGCGCCATTTTTTCTTCAACTTCACCGCTGATTTTCTGTACCGTTTCCAGCCTGGTCTTGCCGAAGAATTTAACGAAGTCATCAGGACCGTAGATCCCCATGTTCTGCCAGTATTCCTTCGGCAGAACATGAGAAAGCATGTTGTATGCATCGATCGGGGTGTTAACGACTGGCGTTGCAGTCAGGAGAACCGGCCCGCGCCCGCCATTCTTTTTCATCAGGTACGCGTTTTTAATTGCCATATCTCGCGCCGATTGCGCCACCGCGCTGGTGGGCAGATAGGCCAGTTGTGACGCTTCGCGACCATTTTTATAGCTATTGCGGTAGTTGTGACCTTCGTCAGCGATCACACTATCGAAGCCCATATCCTCAAAGTACGGATACTTCTCTGCTTTTTCGGTGCCGGTATCTGAATACTCCGACAATACCCGGCGACGCGCAGCCTCTTTGCGGTGGGAGTCGGAGTCCATTGCGCTGGCTACGCGCCCGGCGGCAACGAAGTCATAAAGCATATCCTGTGCATGCTCATCTACGGTGTCATCACGTAGCGGAATGCGGGCGTATTGTTCTTTGGTAAACACGACTGCACGGTAATTTGAGTGCGGGATCGCGTTCATCCGCGCCGTGATAGTGGCTTCATCTGCCAGCTTAAGAGCATCGCGCATAACTGGAGTGCCATCAGTACCAAGAACAGGTTTACCGTTCTCATCGAGCACCGGCACCTGGCGAATCTGATCGCCATCCATCAGCACATCAAGACCGACGAACAGGTAGTTACTGAATGCCTCTTCACTCAGGAACTCTTTTGCTTCGTAATACCAGTTTTCCAGCACTGCTTTAGGCACTACATAAGCAGTACGGGTGGAGCGACCGTTCTCATAGTTGAACGCCTCAAGCGCCAGCGCGGTCGTCGTTTTACCCAGCCCGGTGCCGAAGCCCAGGATGCCGCGCCCATCTTCGGACAGTCGGCGCACCTCGCTATTCTGGTAATCAAATGGCTGGCGCTTACCGCTTAATCCCTTCAACCCAAGCGGATCGCCAGAGTGTTCATACGGGATATTGCTATTGAACACATCGTTGTATTTGGCAACCAACTCATCGTAGCGATCGTGCGTCTTGATCCACTTATTGAACTGGTCCTCAAGCAGTGCCATCTGCTCGCGGTAGCCGTTCGCCGTCGCGCTATCTTTACCACCGATACGCGCACCATTGAGATACTTTTCCAGCTGTGCCGGGAACCCGGTCGCGTTTTCACCTGATTTACGGTCCCACTCATAGCGGATCTCGCCTGTTTCTTTATCCTTGCGCTGGACGACACCGTATCGGTGCCCGACGAACAGACCATCACCACCGTGATAGGTGTCAGAAACCATTTCGTCGCCTTCCAGCTGCACTGACTGCACATAGCGCAGATCCGGATAGCCGTTTTCCTGCAAAAACTCCAGAATGACGGAGCGGTCGAACCAACGGCTATTGAGCTTAAAGCGGATATTCTCTGCTGGCGTCTTGATGCGCTTCTCTTCGATCGCTGCCAGCTGATTAAGGACGTTGTTCTTTACTGGACCATCGGGGAGCGTGGCGAGAAATTCCTGTTTTGGAGCTACTATCTCGTTAATGTCGCCGCTGGTGGCGCGGGCGAACGGAACAATCCCGCCATACGGCGAAACCGCAATACCAGGGGTGCTGGCCAATAAATTAAGCAACTCTTCATCACTGGCTGGCAGTTCGCCGGTAAACGCAAGGCGGAAATCATCGAGCTGGATTGGATCGCGGGTAAGATCGCTATAGAGATAACGCAAGGTGTCCTGATAGCTGGTGGAGTCATAACTTGCGCTGGAATCATGCGTAACCAGATTTCCTGTCAGCTCGTCAGAAATAGTGCCATCCAGCTTAATTGCACCACGGAAAGCAAACCAAGCGCGCGCACCGCTTCCCGATAATTTAGCTATCGGACCGCGACCGGGGTTACCAAAACGGTCAATCTCTGCCTGCAAACGGGATACCAGAGAAAGGCGCTGCTGTTCGATTTGTTCAGCACTATGCCCGGCGGCCTTCATATCCTGATATTCAATTAACATCCGGCCAATCATCGCCCCGCGATACAAGCGTTCACGGTATTTTTCAGGCTGGCTGTTAATCCAGTCCACCAGTTGCACCATATCGTCGCTGATTGATGTGGTGTACTTATCGCGGACATTTGCCATCTGGGTAAATGTCATGCCGAGACGACCTTCTGTGGTAGTCAGGTTACGCTGAAGAGCCTCCCAGCTATCCGCGCCATAACTGGCAACATCAATCTTCAGCTCCTTCCCGGCATCAGCTTCAATCCAGCGACCACCAGCATATTTTTGCCATACGCCATTAATCAGGCGCATTTCCCCTTCATCAACAACATCTGCGGTCGGTGACGGTTCAGCCATATCGAGCAAAGACCAGTCGATACGACTTTCGAAACGATGAATCAGCTTCGCTTTAAGAGCCTGGTTATCAATCTGCCCGTCGGCACGAACCTCAATACGCCCCTGGAATCCCTTCTCCTGAGTGCCATGAACAAACCGGCGGCCGTCCTTTTCAAACCACTTGCCAGAAATAAACGTTGGCCAAAGCACATTTGCCGATTCAAGAGTGCCTTCATCCACCAGGGGGATTTTCTCAGCCATCTCTGCCGGATGTTTACGCATCAGCACCACATCAACGACCGTACTGGTCCCGTTTGCGTCAAAAGTACCGGTAGGCAAGCGGTGAGCGCCAAGAAATTCAGCTTTACGGGATAGGCGCAGGCGTAACCGCTTCATGTTTGAACCTGAAACAATGGACGGCGGCACAATCACGCACATGAATCCGCCAGGCTTTATCTTGTCCAACATGCGGAGCATGAAGTAAGACCCCATGTCCGTTTCTTCTGCGTAAGGTTTATCGATGTTGCGTGTGTTATCACGACCACCGAACGGAACGTTACCCACCACATGGTCGAATGAATCGTTAGGCGTGCTTACAGCCAGTTGTTCGAACGGGGAAATCTGTACGCTGTCTTCCGGATGTAACAGCTGGTTTATACGACCGGAAACACTGCTGATCTCAGTCGCGGTCATCACCGTGCCAACCGGTTTTGTCTCATTAAAAACGCCGGTGCCCGCCGATGGTTCCAGAGTGTTACCTACGTCCGCGCCGTAGAGCTTCATGATCTCCCAGACACCTTCAGCTATCGGCTTTGGTGTGTAATATTCGGAGACGGACCCGCCAATGCCGCCTTCACCGGTGTACCCAGCCAGGATCTGGCGCTGTTCATCTGTCAGTGTCGCGCCGTCCACCAGCGAATTAAGCAAATCTATCGCCTTCTGATTCGCCTCACGGCGCAGTCGGTCATAGCTTTTGCCTTCCACCTTTTCCACGCCGTATTTAATCGGCGCTCGGTGAGATGTTATTGCCCTAATGTATTTCAATATTTCGCTGACACTTGAACAGCGAAACACCCCCATAGATAGCTTATTCATTGGTAATCCTTAACAAGTGACTAGTGTTAAATTTCCGTTCAAACACGATGCGAATTATTCTAATTAAGGTGCAATCTTGGCAGACAATAAAATCACGCTATCCTCGGTCAGGAAGGCGCTGGCGGGGGTTTTTAAAAACAACGGAGAACGGGACAACATCCTCCTGTCCGCGCTGGCTGTGCACGGCGGAAGTGGGTATTTGTTTTCTCGCGCAGGGGCACCGGTACAACTGTCCGGCTTCTTAGGCGGCAAACCGGGCGATAGTGGCATGGCTGGCGATGGGCTGGTGGACGGAAGTCGCTTTATCTTTGATGAAGTTCAACTGCCAGAAGATCGCTTGCAACGCTATCCGCTACTCGAAGAGATGGCGGTTTACAGCACGATCGCCACCGCGCTGAACATCCATATTACGCACGCGCTCTCTTTCGATAAGAAGACCGGACAAACCTTCTCTATCGTGCCGGTACATAACGGAAACGATAGTGACTATGACGCCGCGCAGGCGTTGTGTGGCGAGCTGATGAACGACATCGGGCGAACCATCAACAAAGAGGTCGCCGGGTGGGCATTTATCATGTCTGTATTTGGGGTGGCTTATGTCAGGCCATACACCAAAGAAGGCATAGGGATCACATCTTTTGAGTGCTCCTATTACACCCTTCCGAGCTTCATCAAAGAGTTCGAGGTCAGCGGCAACCTGGCGGGATTTAGCGGCGATTATCTGAAGGACGCGTCAGGGAAAATGGTTTTCGCCGATCCGTGGGCCATTATCCCTATGAAAATCCCCTACTGGCGGCCTAAGTCAAACCTTATGCCTGTGCACACTGGCCATAAGGCTTTCAGCCTGCTGGATAATCCGGAAGAGCGCACGCCGATTGAAACCCAGAATTACGGGACCAGCTTGCTCGAATACGCCTACGAGCCGTACATGAATCTGCGTTCGGCGATCCGCTCGCTGAAAGCAACGCGTTTTAATGCGTCGAAAATTGACCGAATCATCGGCCTGGCGATGAATAGTCTGGATCCGGTTAAAGCAGCCGATTATTCGCGCACCATTACTCAGACGCTTAAACGAGCAGCTGACCTGATGGAAAGACGCGCACGTGGCGCGAATAACATGCCTACGGTGACCAATACCCTGCTGCCTATTATGGGCGACGGCAAGGGACAGATGACTATTGATACTCAGACCATCCAGGCTGACATCAACGGCATTGAAGACATTCTCACCTATATGCGCCAGCTGGCAGCAGCACTTGGCCTCGATTACACCCTCCTGGGGTGGGCAGATCAAATGTCCGGCGGGCTTGGCGAAGGTGGATTCCTGCGCACGGCAATTCAGGCCGCCATGCGCGCCTCATGGATCCAGCAGGGCGTAGAAGAGTTCATTCAGCGGGCTATCGATATTCATCTTGCTTTCAAGTACGGCAAGGTATACCCGGAAGGTGATCGCCCGTACAAAATCGAATTCCACTCCGTTAACACCGCTCTGCAACAAGAGCACAACGATAACCGCGACTCGCAGGCGAACTACGCCACCATCGTTACGCAAATCCTCGATGCCGTCAGCAATAACAGCGTCCTCGCCAATTCCGATGCATTCAAACGTTACCTGTTCAGCGATGTGCTGGAGATTGACGAAAAAATCTCTGAAGCACTGGTGAACGAACTGAAAGCGAAAAGCGAGGACGACGATCACCTGATGGATTCCATCATCAAAACACCGCCACAGGAACTGGCGCAAATCCTTGAATCGGTCTTTAAAGAGGGAAACGAGAATGACTGATGTTTTGAAAACGGTCACTGACCGCTTTTGTCTCTATAGTAATGCTCGAAAAGGTCGCCAGAACGGGCGACAGTATGTATTAAGCGCGGTAAAGACCATGCTTGAAAGCAAGGAAACTCAGGAAGGTTTACGCCTTGGTGAGCTTTTCGGCTATTACGGTCACGGTCGCCGACAGCTGACCGGCAAACTGGAAGTACCAGAAACCAGCGTGATCATGGTGGAAGGTCGCCCGGTCGTAATCGACAATGTTCCAGCGTGCCGAACAGTGGCTATATCTGTTGACGACAACGGCATCGTTACCCATACACAGGAAATTCTTAACACAGAGCCGGGTAAAATTGTTGCCGCGATGATCGAAAGCCGAGCTGGTGGCTGGAGCTGGGCCACTGGCGGGCGCGAGTCCGGGAAAATCGCTGTAACCACCAGCTTCCATGGTGTGGATTATGTGACAACGCCGAACTATATCAGTCTGGATCATCCTGCCAGCGCCGGAATGTTTGAAAGCGCGGATTCTAAATCTTTACTGGCAGAGTCCCTGGCTGCGCATGGGTACTCCGACGAGTCAGTGCAGGCCGTTATATCCCATTACGGCAAAATGGCTGAACTGGAAATGATGGTGGAGGCGACAGAGCGTACGGCAGAACTGGAAACCGCACTACTCGAAAGCCAGGGCCGCCACCTCGAAGCAATGGCCAAGATCGCAGATGCTGAAGCGCGAATCGCTTTGCTGGAGGAAACAGCGGGTATCCGCGACGATGTGCTGGCAGCAATGCAAGACGAACTGGATAACCTCCCGATCTTCGTCTCCGCCGCCCAAAAAGACGCATTCCGCCTCAAAGAACCTGGTGATGCAAAAATCGTTGCCACACTTTTCGAATCCCTGATCAAAGTTGGCGCACGCAACTTGCCTGTCACCAAGAAAATTAAGGAGGTTCCGCAAGCGGCTAACGTCCAGGCACCGCGTGAGACAAGCATCATCACGTTTAATAATTCAATCAATCCGTTTAAATAACCACCAAAAATAACCCCGGCGGCTGCCGGGGTTCTCGTTAACTATTATCGCCTTCGCCTGCGTGCCATATATTTGCGCACCGCGCGGCGTGGACAATCTGAAGCGGTTTCTTTCTGCTGCATCAATCTTGCAGCCATGCTCAAAAATGTCAGGCACAGCCGAAGCCCAGCATACAATAGCGGTTCCAGTGGCCACGTCTCATTGAGCACATATACCGCCATGAAAATCGAGTCGAAAACTATCGCCGCCAGCGATAACTTCATTGTCGAAAGTCGGCGGAGCTGCCGGAGTTTATTCATTGACCGGCCCCGTCAGGCAAAGCTGGCGTTCTTTTTCACGGCGAATCTTTAACCCGGGCAGGGGGACGCCGTTACTGTTCACAAAATCAGGGAGATGGTTACACATATTCACCCATTCCCCTTTCTGCGCCCACTTGTGGATGGACGTTTCGACTCGCATGCCTCGCGCTTTGCTGTAGTAGGTCCGTAAACTATTGCATCCCATATTGAATGCCGCGCTTGTCATTGCGCTGAAGGCATTATCGGGCATGTCTTTGCCCCGGAAGTGCTGATTAATGCAGCGTTCAGCGATCAGGATATTCTTTTCCCAATCAGCGGCGATTTGCTGGTCGGTTTTTCGCACGCCTGGCGTTACCCCGTGTGTATTACCAATCCCGTCAGTCCATACACCCGCCGGGCACATGTATGGGTCACGTCGGCAACCTTCAGCGTTTCCGATAAGCTCAAGCCCCGCCTGGTTGGTTCGCACATTGCCATTACCCATCACGATGGTAATCATCACCGCGATAGCGCAAATTGCACCGCCTCCTGCGGCTGTTTTTCCCTTCATAAAGACCTCATAAGCGAATTTTTTACGCTCCAGGACAAATACCCATTCACAGTCAATACCGACTGACTCGATCCCTTTAGAAGGCACAGGATAATGCAAATCACTTGTTAGCTACGTTTCAAAGATATACATTATTGCTCTAATCATTTTATTTTATTAGGTAAGATAAGTGGCACAACGCGGTGTAAACAAAGTCATCCTGATTGGTACCCTGGGGCAAGACCCGGAGATCAGGTATATACCAAATGGCGGCGCTGTCGGAAGACTCAGCATCGCAACGAATGAATCATGGCGCGACAAGCAAACGGGCCAACAGAAAGAGCAGACAGAATGGCATAAAGTCGTTTTGTTCGGAAAACTTGCTGAAATTGCGAGTGAGTATTTACGAAAAGGTTCTCAGGTCTACATCGAAGGGAAACTTAAAACCCGTAAGTGGACAGATGAGGCCGGTGTAGAACGCTACACGACGGAAATTATCGTCAGCCAGGGCGGCACCATGCAAATGATCGGCGCTCGCCGTGACGATTCACAGTCCTCAAATGGCTGGGGGCAATCAAACCAACCTCAAAACCACCAGCAATACAGTGGCGGCGGTAAACCTCAGAGCAACGCCAATAACGAACCTCCAATGGACTTTGAAGACGATATTCCATTTTGAGAGGGCTGAAAGTTGCTCGATTACTTAAAAATAACTTTACCTAATTGGTGTAAAAAAATGGGCGCAACAAAGCGCCCCAACAATAGAGTTTCAAATTAATAAAAGGGTAATAAATAACATGAAGTTAAATTGAGAAGAGGCAATTTTATTGCCTCTTCAAAGGTGGCATGAGGGTGCCACCTATATGCGGGCAGTGACATCACTCCCTTCCCGCATATTCTTACCTACCAAAATTAGAATTGGTAGGTCATACCAACAGCAACGATGTTGTCGGTTGCAACCTCAGATGCTTTGGTAAATTCACTTTCATCAATCAGGTTGATCTTGTAGTCAACGAAAGCGGACATATTTTTGTTGAAGTAATAAGTCGCGCCTACGTCGATGTATTCAACTAGATCCTGGTTACCGAACGCACCAATATTTTCACCGCGAGAGTGCAGGTAAGCGATGGACGGACGCAGGCCGAAATCAAACTGGTATTGAGCAACAGCTTCAAAGTTTTTCGCTTTGTTTGCGATAAAGTCATCACCGAAGACTGTCATATTCTGAGTTTCAGAATAAGTTGCAGCCAGGTAAATGTTGTTTGCGTCATATTTCAGACCAGTAGCCCATACTTCAGCTGTTTTACCAGAAGCATTCAGAGAGCTTGCATTAGCATAGGATACCTGTCCATCAGTACGGTCAGATTTTGCATAAGTTGCGCCAATGCCAAATCCTTCATAATCATAAGTAGCTGACAGACCGAAGCCATCACCATTAGATTCAACTACGTCGCGGCCTTTCCAGTTGTTCACTTTTGCAGCACTATCATTTTTACCCTGATACTGCAAAGCAAAGTTCAGACCATCAACCAAGCCGAAGAAATCATTGTTACGATAGGTCGCGACGCCAGTAGCACGCTGGGTCATAAATACATCAGTCTGAGTCCAGGTATCTCCACCAAACTCCGGCAGCACGTCAGTCCAAGCGCCAACATCATACGCTACACCGTAGTTGCGACCATAGTCGAGCGAACCATAATCGCCAAAGCGAAGCCCTGCAAACGCAAGACGAGTTTTGTCTTTATCAGAACCTTCAGTTTCAGTACGGTTACCTTTAAATTCGTACTCCCACTGACCAAAACCGGTTAACTGGTCATTAATCTGAGTTTCACCTTTGAAACCCATACGAGCATAAGTTTTATCCCCGTCATCACTAGCTGAAGAAGAGAAGTAATGCTCTGCATTAACTTTGCCGTACAGATCCAGTTTGTTACCGTCTTTGTTATAGATTTCTGCCGCTTGTGCAGACATTGCCATCAGGACTGATGCTGCAACCGCAGAAAGTGCCACTGTGATTTTTTTCATTTTTTTGCCCTTTAGATTGAACTTTTCAGTAGAAAAGAGGTCACTGCGGACAAATGTTTATCTTTTTTGGATTCGTGTTTCAAGTTTTGCAAATAAAAATCAAGGTATTTTTGTGATCAAAATCACAAATAATAACCTTGAAAACCCAATGGACTATTAGAAAAATCTCAATTCACAGAATAAAAATTGACAAAATAGAACAAAACACAATCAACAATAAGCACAAAAGACAAACAATTAAATTAGCACAAAAATAATAACTGCAAAAATAGATAGCCTGTTAATTAATAGGGTTTTAATGGATGTGGATTTGAAATCTACTTAAAAAGTAGAGTCAAATTAATTACTGTCGATTGGGTATTAAACTGAATCTATATTGTGAGAGTTAAAGACGATGTGTTTTAGTTATACATGTTATTCCCTAAAATGGAGTAGTCTCATCGAATTCTGATTAATAACGAGCTAAGCCAATTCATTTTAGTATGTGTATATCTTTACCCTCTGAATATGCAATGACGAAGAGATATTAAACAATATGTAGCTTCAGGATTGACTCTGGAAGAATTAAAAGATCGGCTAAAGTGTTCAATATGTGGTGAGCGAAACGCAAAAATTAAAATTTTTTGATCTAACATATTAGGCAATAGCTTGCTTCCATAACCTAAAGCAAGCCACTACGCGTTTACTTTAAGTACACAATTAACATATCAGAACAGATTATTTGTGCACTATCAGGGAGTTAATATACGATCTGGTCTACATGATCCCCAAAATCATCGTCGTCCTCATCGCCACCCTCTACTGCTGGCCAATCGACAAACCAGCCAGCGTAAAGATGCAGCGTTCGGAGAACATCACTTGCGGGAGCATCAAGGGTGTTAACGAATCCCATATAGCTATTGGGATTTGCCCCAGCTATGGCTTCAGCGATCATGTCCTCGGTAATGTCACCGGAGATAATGCTTAAACGCCCGGAAACTTCTTCATTATCATCAAATTCGATAATGGCATCTCCGCCTAATGGCGCTGCGATTTTAATCTGCATTATTTAGCTCCTTTGCCACACCTAATAACAGTTCCAGCAATCCGTCACCATTCATCAGTGATGCGGCAGCGGCCTCTTTGTCATGATACAACTGAAGAGCCATAGAGAATACTTCCGTTGCTGATGTTTTTGAAATAGTCGGTGCTTTCTGCCGAATTTTCCCGGAGTTACTCACTGAGGCTGGCGGGTATACCTTCGCCATATAAATATTACTCAATCGAGATCTGAAGCACCATTCAGGCTTGCCACGCCCACCGATATTAACGAAAGATGGCTTATCCCCTTCAACATTGGCCTTCAGGAATGACCGGGCTTTCTCTAACAAACCAGGGTTACTGTACTCAAGATGATGACCCAGCTCGTGCCACAGTGCACTTGCATTTTCATCGTTCAAATTGACAGCAACAACACCATTAAGATTTGCATATGCCCTTCCCTGGTGGTGAACCACCTTTGATAAGGTCGAAATTTTACCGCCGGTCAGGCGATAAATATCAGCAAGTTCCTTGCGCAGGTCTATCCCACCATTCTGTCCAGCGCGGGCTTCTTCCACTTCTTCCGTGATAAAAGAGTCGGCCCACTCAAGAGCTTTTTCTTCAGATACGGATGAGTTTGCGATCGCACTGTTCATGGCAGATAACACTTTCTCGTGGACCGAACCCATACTTCGCTGATTCATTTGCCAGCGTGTCTGCGGGTTATATGAGAATCGCTTAAGTAGTTGGTCAAGCTGCTCAAGTTCTTCTTCACTGACATACCTTTTAGCCTCACCAATAATGCCAGGGAGAATATTGCCGTTAGGATTAAACGCTCGCGAAAGGAAGAGTTTCAGCGCCCCCATGCCCTCCGATGCTTCAATATCACCAATAACCCGGTTAACAATGGCCGCACTCTTCGGATTAGCATCCGCCAACCCTCTGGCTACAATTTGCAGGGACGATACGACCTCACGCTGCATATCCGTCCTGATCTCATCAATAAACTCTGGCGTTATGCCGTGCTCTTTAAGGATATCCCTGCCTTCCGCCGTTACCCCATCGATATCACCGACATGTTTATTAACCCGACTTTGCAATGCCTTAAATGCCTTCAGAATTCCACGGGCATCATCCGCTTTACTAACGGCCTTCCTGAATGCTGGCAAGAAGTCTGAGTTAACCTCATTTTGTTGATCGGCCCACTGAATGGAGGCTTCTTTCATCTCGTCCAGAGTCAGATCACCCAACGCAGTATGGTCTGTGAATATGAGCGACAACCTCTGAACCATTTCTGCCAATGGTGATGCCGAATGCGCCGCGCTAAGGAATGCTTTCACCCTGGTTGGGCGAATGGAAAACCAGTCAATAGCTGGTGGCATATCTCCGTTTTTTATCGCCTGCGCTATCTCGTCAAAGCCATCGCGCCCAAGGGAGGATGCGTGATTTAACAAGCCGCGAAGTAACGAATTGCTGATACCGAATAATCGGCACCATTTTTTCACGTCGGCAACAGGCATTCGAACAAAATGCGCAAGCACTTGTACAAGCTGTTCATCCTGGGGATCTGTACGGGAAAGCAGCCTGATCAGATGAATAATGTCTTTGATGCCGGATGCCCGATGTAATAGCAAACTGGTATATGGAGCAACACCGTTGTAACTACCGCCGGAAACGGACTCGAAAAGACCGCCGGATATCCCTTGCATGCCTTCGTTTTCCAGTTCCTGAGACACCTGGCGAAGGATATCCTGTAACGACACATCACCACCACCAAACATATCCCCCAGCGCCTGGCCCTGGTGCTGTAACTCATCATTGATACGTTGAGCCATCAATTTAAAAGCGGTGGCCATACGCTTCGCGCTACGGTTATTCGCGACGATGAACAACGCGAGAGCTTTCACTTCCGGGGCTGTTTCGCTGAACATATCCCCCTGAGCAATAACATCGGTAATATGTTGGCCTGACTCCTTCGATTGCCTTACCAGGTCTACCGCATCTTTCAATGCCGCCAGCGCCTTTTTATCGAGGCTATCCGCTGTCTCAATGCCATCAACAATAGTTGTCACAGCCTGCTTGTGCGCTTCTCCTGATAAAGCCTGCATCTGGACAAAATCATTGGCTGCCGCATTAAGCGCCGTCAGAACATTACGCATATCCGGATCAGCTTCTTCTGCAACCATCCTTACCAGGCGCGCATCCTTATATGCCTTGGCAAAGATCGCGTTTTGTATACGGTCTACAAGTTGCCGTGTTGGTCGCCCATCTTCCGTTACAAGGCCAGCAGCCTGTGTGGCACCAACTTGCGTCATGAATCCGCGAATAAACGCGTCATTACTGCGGCTAAGCAGATCTCCGCTTTCTGATGGGTTAAACAGCGCCATCATCGCCGGAGTTATGCTGTCAGCATCAACAAAAGCCTTTTCACTGGCTGCCATTTCCTGAAGATCAGAAATATTTGAGTCCTTGGCAAACTGAACGCGGTCAACCTTAGTTAACCGGCGGCGCACCAGTACCGGAGCCGCCATTGATTCAACCTTTTCAGGTCGTATGCCGAATTCGGTCGCATGATCAATCAGGTACTCACGATACCGATCCGCATTGCCGTCCTGATAGGCTTTGATGATCCCCATGGTCCGTCCATTACCTGACTCAACGGCATTGTCCTCACCAATTATCGGCGCGCCATGGCTGGATAAACCGGAATCGGTAAGCTGGGCAGGACGCAAATCCTTGGATATCTGGTTGACCTGAAGAAGACTGGATGCGCGGGTCCGGTCGCGCGGCTGAAGTTCCTGGGGATAGTCAGGGTTAATTTTCCCGTCCAGAGTATTGGATACCAAAAGAGCTGAGGCATCGACGATATCAAACGCTGTTTTTACCTCGTCTCCCTTCGCTGTCACCACATACGAAACCCGCCCGTAATTGGGCAGGTTTTTTAGCAGCTCGATCAGCGTTTCTATGCTGGTGGCCATTACCACCTGATCGCTTAAGCTCATCCCTGTTACGCCTTATTCTGCCTCTTTAATGTTGGCGGCTATCCATGCCGCCGTGTGCTGTTTAACCTGGTCCAGGTCGATGTATGTGCCAACATATTGACTCAAGTCCTGTAACGTACCGATAAATGCATCAGTGCTCTGATCGACGAATTTATCAGCCAGGAAATCAGCAACCAGTTTTGGCACACCATCATGTACCGAAGGTTGTTTTTCCTCGCCACTACCGCTGCCGGACGCGCCGTACCCCATCTGTTGCATGATCTGGTCAATTTCATCGCTGATATCCAGCAACTCCATGCCACTCGCGGTCGCCGCTTTGGACATTAGAGCATCCAACTTATCGCTGAGATCCATTAACTCAATAGCTGATAGTGTCATGCCGCTACCCCCGCTTTCTGGATTGCTACCAACAGATCAGCCAGGTGGCGAGCTGCGCCGTTAACCAGCTCTTCGTTTTCCTCAAAACGTTCGGCAGCCTGAAGGGATGCAATCGCTTCCCGGACATTGCCCCGGGCGTTACGGATCTCCGCCATGTCAGTGCTTTGCATATCCATCACGTTATTGAGATATTCAATGGCTTTATTAGCCTCTGCATCTGCTTCGCTAACCGTTTCATCAGGCTGTGCCGGGGCCGGTTCTGGCTGAGTAATCTCACCGACTTCGGCCTGCAATGCATTGATCATGCTCTGCAACATTTTCTCGGTGCCAGCGCCACCCGGAAACGCAATATTGGGGAAAGTTTTTTGAAACTGAGTTTTCAGCATTACGCGGAACTCGTCTGGTGAGCTGGTGGCCAGCTCCAGAGCTTTTTGTGCATATTTGCCAAACGGACCATTAGTAAGTGTCTTCGCCAGGAAGTCGAAAGAATCCTCGCGAGGCAATAACTTCAGGTCGTACTCACTCATTTGCTGATCAGAAAGCGGGGTATCATAAGTAGCAATGCCGTAGCGTGCATATTCATAATACGGATCACCTTCATCAGGGCGCGGCAGAATTGCTTTGTTACCTTCAGGTATTGCGCCAGGGGCCGCCGGACGCATTTGCAGAGCATATCGATATGCACCTACAGAGACTTCTGGTTCAGGCGAAGAGCTACCGGTATCCTCCGCTGGTTCAGGTTCGACGTTTTCCGGTTTATGTTCTTCTGGTTGGACCAGATATTCCGATACATTACCCGCTTTATAGGCTTTAAACAGCTTGCCGATTGCATCTGCCATGTCCACACCCTGTATGGATTTAGCCTTGATCATATATACGCTGCCATCCGGATCGGTTAACTGGATATACCCTTCGCCATCCCCAATGAATTGCTTCATTGATGCACCATTACTGAGCGTCGCTTCACCGTCCATATGCATGCGATTTTTGATACTGGCAAGGCGATCCGTCAACGCGCGTGAGTGCCCACCAGTTATTGTCACTGGAGCAATGGTATCGCGCCCACCTGTTCGATTGAGCTGATCAATCTCCGTCTGCAAACGCTCATTCTCTTCATAAAGAGAATCCGCTTCCGATGCAACAGCGTTAATTTTCTGCTCCAGATCTGCCTTCTGCCCTTCTACCGCTGCCACCTGATCCGCGAGGTCGCTCATGGCATCCTCTTTCTGGTCACTGTCAGCCTGTAGTTGGGTTATTTCATCAACAAGGGCTTTTTTCTTCTTCTGCGCACGCTGGAATTTTGCCGAGTTTTTCTCTGCAAGGTTGGCAAGTTTCATGGTGACCTGCGCCAGCGTCATATCACGTCCACTCATCGGAGCAACGGTGTGAGTAACGTCTTTTTTATTCAGTAAGAACTGGAAAGCAACCAGCGTATCGCTATTGGTGATCCGGTTTTCCGCTGTCGGGCTATGAAACAGAATGCTGATAGTCTGACCATCACTGAGCGGAATAATGGCTGGCAGGACTGGCAGCCCGTTAACGTTACGTGCCCGGCCAATTTCAGCGCCGCCGATCGCGCGCGCGCCGCTCTGGGCCACATCCCCCGTTTTATCACTCCCCGCAGAGATTCCAGTACCATTCAGCTTCTGGTTCAATGCCCGGACAAATGCCTGCATGGTCCGGTGTAACTGCAAACGAGTAGAACTAATCGCCTCCAGTAAATCCGTAGCACACCAGTGGATCGGCGTGTCATAGAAGAACGTAGCCTCGATTTCCTCCAGGGTGTTGGATTCCGTCATCAGATAGCGGTCCTCACCGGCCATTAATGCGCGATATTCATCATCAGTCACTGGCGGGGGAAGCACGTCAAGCCCAGGTTTGATCGTCACCCCTTTATTGATATTGAACTGTTCCATGTTAATTTCCTGCTTTCAGTTGCTTAAGACGGCGTTTGAGTTCGCCATTCCGTGCCTTTTCGTTATTGAGTCGGCCTGTCTCCTTATCCAGCTTCGCCCGCAAATCAGTGATCTGCTGTTGAGTGAAAGACACCGAGTTCTGCGCTGATTTATAAGCGGCAACCACCTGAGCATTCCGCTGTTTTGCTTCTTGCAGGCGCTGAAAGTTGGATTTAACTGCCGGTTTCTTGTCTACCGGATTGGCAACACGCTTCGCTTTGGCGGTCAGTGATTTCTGGAATTTTGCGGAGTTTTTGCGGGCCGCCTGTCCCATGACGGTACCAAGCGTCTTGATATCCGGCGACTGAGCGTTAGGAATAGCTTTTCCATTCAGTTTCACAGACGATATATCGCCAGTATCGTTTACCTGTATGGCAAGAATTTGTCCGTCGTTAAGAACCAGCTTTGCGGTTTTAACTTTAACGCCATCTTTCGTTGTTGCGCGGTTGCTGGAGTCAACCTCAATTACCGTAACCCCGGTTTTATTGATCGCCGCGATAAGGGATTTCAGCCCCTTTTCATTAACCTGGTCAAAATCGACCGTTGCATACTTATTTTTCGTCATCTGACACATCCTGTGCGAGATTTATTACGTAACTTCTGCGGATTTGCTGAGTAACAGGGAAAATCCGATACAACGGGTTAATGAACGAGTCACCATGCGTAACCATGACGTTGAAATGCCACAGCCGTTCTCCTTTACCCATATATTCAGTGGGTATGTACAACCATTCACTGTTTTCGCCCTGTTCAGCCGACGTCAGACAACGTTGTTCGCCTTCAATCACTGTCGTTGGCTTCTGAACATCGCGGATCCAATATCTGACCGTTGCGCCGCGCAAAAACGGGAATTTAGACCGGTATTTGAACGGCACCCGGATGAAGCCCTGTTTAATTTCCACATCACCAAGTTCTAAATGCGTGATGTCCTTGCGTTTTAGCAAATAGCGATCGGCTAAGGCTAACGCAAGAACGCATACACCCCAGCCAATCATTTCCCACCTCCCTTTTTCACCAAACTTGTAAGAACATTCAGAATGCTATCGATATTCACTCGTTTCATCCCTGAAATCACCTCATGACCGTTATTGCTGGCTATCGTTACCATTAAGTACGTAATTGATAACTCCCAGCCCTCGTGTTGCCCCAATAGGTACGCCACCGCGCCAGCTGTCACTGCAACAAAGATCTCCGTAACCAATCCCAACAAATTGCCAGACTGGCGACCATCTCGGACATCCATCAGGAACGTGCCTATCCCACCAATTACTGAAAGCAGGAGCGCAATAGCAACTGGAGCTAATTCCTGTGTGTCAAGCACAAGTTCCCTCCTACGTTGTCAGGAGGTAATGGTATGCAAAGTAACTTCTCAACCGGTCATGTTGCTTGACATCCTCCACGTCCTTTAGAGCGTGGAGGATGTGTGCGCCCAGCATGGGCGCGATCTTGGAGGTGAAAGCCCTCCCGCGAGCTGACCACAGCGAGCGAAATGAAGTGCAACTGCGTGAGGGCGACCGGGCGTGGGGAGGAAGCACGGAATGAACCCGTGAGCCGATGAACGAGAATCGGATATGAGGCGCGATGGAGCAAGGCGAGCAGGCACATCACTGCGAAGCTTTCGTGGTCAAGTCGAAGTCGCGCAGATCCGACGGTTGTGCGGGGAAGGATCGCGTTCTTACCTGGGGAGTTCTCGCCTCATGCCTGAAAGGGCAACGTCGTAAGACGGAGCGAGAAGTCAGCAGAGGCCGTAGTAGTCAGGACTCCGACGAAGGGCCGAACGAGAAGGAAAGCCAGAAGATATGACTCTTGACAGGACATTGCGTCAGAAGCCGGGGAAGCCCGGTACGGACCCGCATGCCGGGTGGTGTGGCAGGGGCGCAGCCCTTGTGCTCCCCCCTATGCCGATCAAGCAGAACATTGTGCTGGGCCTCTGACGCAGCTCCTTGATGGTCTTGGCATCGTGCTTAAGTGGATTGGTGTCGTCCCTGATAGGATCATGGAGGCAGAATGAAACTCAAAAATCCGGGATAGCACGCAAAACAGGCTGCACAAAAAGCGCAGGTTGCGTAGGAGTGAAATCCCGCTCCCAAAAAATGGTGCAGAAGTTGCGGCAGTGGTCATCCGACGCACTGGAAAATAACAAACCCGCCGTGACCAGAATCGGAGGCCTGAGGGAGTGACCGAAAAACCGGACAACCCAGGCAGCAAATACCCGCTGGATGAGGCATGGTTCCGGCAGATAATACCGAAAACCGCCAGACACACTGGATAATCAGTAGAAATAATCCATTAAAGTTATTATAATAATTGGTCACATTATTATATTATGCTGAACAATAGAAATATGACTATTAATGAACTTAAAGACTGTATTCACTATGAAGTAATTGGTAGCGAGCGTCCTTTCTCTTGGCGAAAAGCAATTGTTCGCGCAATAAAACATAGAAGAGTTCGTTATTTATTTTGGTGGCGCATATCAAAATATCTTTTTGATAAAGGCGGATACAGGCGAAAGGTTGCAGGGAAAATAGAACGCTTCATTCTTGACAAATACAATGTAACCGTTCCCTTAACGGTAAATATAGGGAAAGGGTTTGACATATCTTATCTCAATGGCGTTGTTATCGCTCACAAAGTCACAATCGGTGAAAATTGTTCAATTAAGCCCGGAGTAACTATTGGACTTCGCGGGGAATTTAATGACATGGATATTGTTATAGGAGATAATGTGACCATTGGTTGTAATGCCACCATTCTTGGTGGCAAAGTGCGTATAGGAAACAATGTCACAATAGGTGCTCATGCATTGGTATTGCATGATATTCCTGATGATTCAACATTCATCACTAAATTTCAGTCTGAAGTTATCTGCTCGTCCTCCCGCACATAACCCTGATTCATCAGCTCTGGCCATACGATATCCGGAGCTGTACTGGTATCAATTCGACTCACTAATACTCTGTATTTTCTCCAGGAGTCCAGTTGTGAATTTTCCTCGTTTGTTGCTATTTCAAGATTAACTGCGTCCTGCAGAATTGCGATGTTATCTGTTGCCTCCTGGATCAACCTTGCCTTTTTCTCTTCCGCTTCCCGTATCCGAAACAGTTTTTCTGCTTCCTCATCCTTCACCCAGGATACGCCGTCCCACTTCTGATACTCCCCTGCTGGCGACAACCAGGTGACATTCTCTGGTAGCGGTCCGGGTTCAGAAATAAACAACGCGTCCCCCGATGCCACCTCATAGACCGTTTTACCACGATGGTCTTCAACAATATTCCACGATTCATTTTCACTGTTGAAAACTGCCACAAAGCCAGTAGGAATTTCCGGTGGGGCGATATCTGTAGAATTAGCTGGCAGCCCTGTATGAGGTGGAATATATGCGTCATCTTCACCAATAAACTCATTAGTTCCGGCCAGCAGGTTATAAATTTTTACTGTACGTGATTGTTCACTCATTCTGAATGCCATTATGCAAGCCTCACAATATAATTAAATGCGATGTTTTTAACGGTGTTTTCCGCGTTACCAGCAGCATTAACGGTGATGGTATGTCCATGTGAACCAATCGCAACAGAGTGCGTATGAGCGCCAATACCAACTGTATGTGCATGCGCCCCTGCACTTGCAGCAGTGCCTGATACTGAGTGGGTGTGTGCACCAGAAGAAGGCACTGTTCCATTCCCCACGACCGTGCCACTTGATGAACCATCAAGCCAGTCGAAATTCATACCTCCACTGTTTGGTCTCCTTAATGGAACGGTATGAGTATGTGCGCCAGCACTATTTGCAGTACCAGATACATTGTGGGTATGTGCACCTGTGTTATTCGTTGGTTTAGTACCGTAATCAAACGACGATGTGGTTTTCGTCCCCAAATCCGTACTGGATGCGCTGGCGCTGTGGGTGTGCGATTTAATGCCGTCCTGTTCCTGAGACAATACGGCACGACCACTGGCAGGTTTGCCCTTAATCGTCCAGCCACGCATATCAGGGATCACGCCTGACGGATAAGCGGCTGCAAGTTTCGGGTAAGCAGATTTGTCAAAAGTCTGCCCCTGCATTAGGGCATAACCAGACGGAACGGTATCTGATGGCCACGGGATTGGTGCGCCGACTGGGTAGCTTTCTGGTGGAAGATTTTTCGAGGTATAAACTTCTGCCCAGTCTTCTTCAAAACCATAACCGTCTCTTGAAGAACGGTAGAACAGACCACCATTTCTGTAATGCGCCTTCATCTGCAATGTCCGGCAACTTCCGACTCCGGTATAGAAGTTAACCAGAATATAGCTGTCGCCAGAGCGGGTGACATTGTAAGCGCCTGATTCGGCATTCCAGGGAACGCCACCATCCGCATCGGCATATGTATCCGTTGCCCTTCTGGCAAAAGCAGCCACATGCGCGGCGGTTAAAGTGATATCAGTAGAACCATCAAATGGAACACCGGATATTTTTCTTGCAGTCTGAAGTTTTGTAGCAGTTGCAGCATTACCGTTCAAACTACCATTGATGCCGCCAGTAACATTGAGTCCATTACCGATCGTAACAGCACCATTGGCATTGTTAATGATAAGCGGCCTTAACCTATTATAGGTTCCTAGGCTGTTACCCGAATCGGTCAACATGAAATATGTGTTTGAACCATCGTTTCGGATAAAGAATCCGTAGTTTCCGTAGGCAATGCGCAGACCATTCGCCGATTTGGAAATAATCTCGCCAGCAGCAGTTAATCCGCCAGTTAACGCTCCTCCAGATAGTGGTAAAGCTCCGACATCAGCCGCAGTAGGCTTGTTTTTAGTGTTATACGCTCTGCGCCATCCTGGTGAATAGCTCGTCCCGTTAAACACATAGACAAACTCCGCATTAGTGAGTGCGCCAGAGACACCTGTCGTTGTTGCCGTTGTTATACGAATCGTATAATTGTTTGAGCTACTGCCGTTATTAAATACCTCAATAACTGCGCCAGCCAGTGGAATAATGCCGCATCCTGTTTCGCTGTCTGGTATGGATGCACTATTTGCATACGCCCAGGCACAACGCGCTATCCATGCCTTTGCATTAAAAGCACCATTATCTCGTAGCAGAGTCACTAATTGCTCTGTTGTTATTGAAGCTCCATTATCACCTGTTACAAGCCAACCAGTAGGAGATGCCGGGCAACCAATATTTGCTGGTGACAGTGAAATATTCGCAGAACCGTCAAATGAAACCCCATTAATGGTACGCGCTGTTAGCAATTTGGTAGCCGTAGCTGCATTACCGGTTGTGTTCTGGTTACCAGCAATGTTTACACCCGGCAGATTGATATTGGCGGAGCCATCGAATGATACGCCGCCTATTGTGCGTGCTGTTTGCAGTTTTGTTGCAGTTGCAGCATTGCCAGTAGTGCTCTGATTACCTGTTTTATTCACACCTGGCAGGTCGATGTTTGCGGTACCATTAAATGAAACGCCACCAATGGTTCTTGCCGTTTGTAATTTCGTGGCAGACGCCGCATTTCCTGTTGTGTTCTGGTTGCCCGTTGTATTTACGCCCGGTATGGAGTCTTTCGATGTATAGACCTGTGCCCACTCAGACCATGCCGCATCTGTGTTATCTCTTCGGGAGCGAATGAAAACTGGCGCATGTGCACCGCTCGTACCACTCCAGCCAATAAGCAACTCGCCCTCACCAGCAGCACTCGCACCTTTCATGTGCAATACGTTGCCATACGTGGTCGGGTAGCTATTGTTGTACGCCTCGTACATTTGAATGCCAGCAGTGCCTTGAGTAGAGCCGCTTAACGCCGTAACTCGGCCACGAGATACCAATGTATTAATGTTGATATCGCCTGAGCCATCAAACTTAACACCGTTGATGTTTCTTGCCGTCGCAAGTTTTGTCGCGGTAGCAGCATTCCCCGTGGTGTTCTGGTTACCTGTTGTATTTACACCTGGAAGATTGATATTGGCCGAGCCATCAAATGCCACACCGCCAATCGTGCGTGCTGTTTTCAATTTCGTCGCGGTGTCGGCGTTCCCTGTCAGCGCCCCGGTGATCCCGCCGTTGAAAGTCTGGCGCGCACTCCATGTGTTAGCCGTGCTCAACAGGGGGATCTTTTCACCGCTGGTACCGAGTTCTCTTAAACCAAGGTATTGGATAACGGCCAGTGTGCTTGTTTTAGCCAGAATATCGCGACCGACTGACGTTAAATCAGTCTGCGCTACCGTATCCTTACCAGTGAAATAAGGCAGTTTGTTTGCACCAGTCGCAAGGGCAGCGAGCGCGGTTAAAGTTGCATCCAGAGGCTGTTTGCCTGCCAGCGCATTTGTCATTGTTGTCGCAAAGTTCGGGTCATTGCCCAGTGCTGCTGCAAGCTCATTCAGAGTATCAAGAGCTTCAGGTGATGAGCCGACCAATGCAGAGATAGCAGCTCTTACATAAGCGGTCGTAGCAATCTGCGTGTTATTCGTACCCTGTGCAGCGGTAGGCGCAGTAGGTATTCCCGTTAATGCAGGACTTGCTAAAGGAGCTTTAAGAGCCAGAGCATTGTTGATAGTTGTGCTGAAATTCGGGTCGTTATTGATCGCAGCAGCTATTTCTTTAAGCGTATCCAGTGTGCCAGGTGCACCGTTGATAAGTGCCGTTATAGCTGCCTTAACAAAGGCTGTATTTGCGATCTGCGTGCTGTTTGTACCTTGCGCTGCCGTCGGCGCGGTTGGCGTTCCTGTCAGACTCGGGCTTTCTATTGGCGCTTTGGTATCAGCCAGCTCTTTTACAGACTTAACGGCTTTAGGGGTAGCCGCCATTGTTTCGCTGTCGCTGTTAGTTGCGCTACTGAGCTGAACTAATCCCTTTTGTGTTGTGCTTGCATCCTGCGCCGTATACTTGCTTTTAGCCAGATCGTAGGCTTTTTTAACTGCCAGCGAACTCGCAGCAACATCACTTCTGGTACTGGTTACAGAGTCTGAAATATCAATGCCGATCGTGCGGTTGATACGCTTGGATGTATCAATCATCTCCTGGGTAATGGCAGATACACCAGCAGGGATATTCACCGTACAAACAAGCAGCTCCCCATCTCCTAACTGATATGAATCGGTATAGGTTCTGGAAACAAATTCAGCCGCATGAATATGTGACGCGGTATTCACCTGATAGGTATCTTCTCCAAGGAGGTATCTTCCCTTCAGCACAATTGCATATTTCTTGCCTGCACTAAGTGCAAGAGAAATATCCTTACGTTGCTGAATAGTTACCTGGTAGAATTCACCAATATCCACCGACGCCGCGCCTGCGGTTTTATCACCATCCACTGAGGTGATTAACAGGTTCATCCCACCGCCAGGCTTAGGTAAGAAACCGGCATAAAATCCCGGGTCAACAATCCCCCTGAATTTTCGGTTTAGCGCGGCTGACAGATATGGTTCGTGGTATTGCACATCAGCCACCAGAGCCAACGACTCGGGTGATGGGTAAGTAACCGATGTGACAACTGTAACGTCATTCATCAAGCATATCCTTATGCTGTAGTCGTGTTTATGGCCATAACTGCGGTATATGTTTTGCCCACATACAGCGAGTCTTCCTGGACACAAATAATGGCGATTGGCTTGTTCTCGTTATCCAGAACAACCAGAGTGTTGAATGGGTAGTTTTTCCCTTCCTGCAACTGGCTTTGATCAAGGTCCATTCGGACAGTTATTATCCCGCCTGAGTAGGTTGGGACGAGGTTGATGGTGCAAAATTGACTGGTCAGTTCTGCCAGATCGAAAGCCTTTGGCAGTTCTCCAATCTCATAAGTGCCATCTCCTTTCTTAGTAACCAGTGAACTGGTACCGAAAACGGCCTTGCTGATTAAAAATCGAGAGCCTTTGTTAATGGACGATTCAGCGCGCCGCTGATAGTAATAGTCCAACAACTGACTCTTATAGAGGTTTGTTGAGACGTCAGACATGATTTTCCCTAATCAATGTTGTGAAGCCTCATTGTAAGAGAAGTAACTTGTCACCCCGCCCTGCGGACGGGGTGATTGTCAGGCGTCGCTATCCAGCAACAAATCATCTGCGCGTGTGCGATCAAACGTAGGTGTCGCTTTCACAATAGTGCCACCAGGCGTTGCGGTGATCGGGGCGCTAATCGACGTAACTCCAGTAAGCGAAGTTGTATCCGAAGTTTCAAACCAGCAGAATGCTTTTTCGGTATCAGAAATCTCGTTCAAAGTGATCATGTCGGCCTGTTCATTTACAACAACCGACAAATAGAGCGTAAGCCCATCAAACACTATATGCAGTGGCAGTAAAGGCTTTACGAACTGATTAAACTTTCTGAGAATTTCTTCTGTAATTGCGGACTGATCTATCGTGCCAGTAATCCCCATTGTCCGGGCCAGGTCGTTTATGGGAATACTGATCATCCCTCTGGAAGTCAGAAACATCTCGCCGAATGTGCCGCCGGTTATCTCCAGTGTGCTTTCTGGTATTAGAACCGTGCCATAGGGATGACGCTCAAGGTCCACCGGTGCATATATCGGATCCCATAAAACAGAAATACCGTTAAATTCGCGGTAAATTGTCTGGTTTATAGGGCGTTCAGTCCCCTTAAAGTGAATCTCATCAAGACGCTGTTGTAACAACATCGGAACGGAAGATGAGTTCGACGTTCTGATAGTAAAGAACTGGCCAAGTTCATTTGTCCTGGTCTCCAGATCCTCCTTGCTCATGGAAAAAATAGACTTCCGGTTGGTAATTCGCTCCAACCATGGGTCAACAAAGGTATCCATCATTGACTGAACCAAATCAGCCAATGATTTATAGAGCAATGCCTTTTGCTTAGCTGATGTAAGCCGGTTATTAAACCAGGAACGCTGCATCACTCCTCCTCATACGAAATATTAAAGGTGGAGTTTTCTGTATCCAGATAAACGAAATCGTAAAAGCCGTTGGACTCATTCCACTCGACAAATTCCAGATAAAAGTCGCGGAAATAACCCAGCGTTTCGATAAATGCCCAAACGTCTTTTTTCTTGATTAGGATGTACTTGCCGACACGGTTCGGATCAAAGAAAGTTGAGTCACGCCCAAATTTTGTTTCCAGTGCCGACTTCAGCTCATCAGTCACGTTCTCAATGGTCAGGCTTGCCGATATCCGCCCGGTGATGGTGATCTTAAAGGGTAGTTTTCTGACCTCTTTATACGAGAATTTCTTGTTCAACTCATTCGGCACCTTCTTAAAGGCAGCCAGGATCATTTCTTCAAGCTCTGACTGGCTTTTGTTTGGATGCCATCCTGAAATAAATATCTTATTGATATTCCGGACATTATAAGCACCATCTAATTTCTCTTGCTGGCCTTCGCCCCATGCCTTTACCCAGGACAGTCCCGGGATGTTACGCACCAGAAAATACGTATAGTCCCCGCCCCATACGACCTGATCATCATAGGCAAGGTAATATTGTGCACGATTACGTGTGATCTCCGTTGTTTCGGCATCGGTACCTGCGGTTATGGGTGTCGTTGTCTTAACTGAAATCAAATTAGCTAAATTAGCCGCAGAATCGACAGGCGTCAGATTTTGGCCAGCAACCAAGGTTATATCTCCGTTGGTGCACCATACCTTAAGTGTAATGGTCGAGCCTTCTGGCGGTATTTGCCCAATTAGCCCATCACCGAATCGAACCCCCAACTGCTCGGATGGTTTATAAAACTCAACGTAGACCTGGCTTTTACTACCGGCTAACCGGAACATAGTGCTGGAAGACCACTGCGTGGTCTTACCATCGGTCGTCACGAATACTTCCAGCTTATAGCAGACAGCAGTGAGAGCCTTTGATAACACGACTTCCAGAAATTCTTTGGCTGCCGTAACGGTATATGTCACCTCCTGGATTTCCAACTGTGCCACTTCTACCGTACCGGTGCCGTCAACCAACCTGCATACATCCATAGTCATGTAAGGGTACTGGTCGTCAGATATTAAAGGCATGTTTTTGGGGATTACCGCTGGGGCATCTTCACTTGTGGCGGTGATCTCAATCATCCCCGATGACGGTGTTGGCTTGGTACCAACGTAACTATTCGTTTCTGCCGCTGCCAAGATAGAGGAACGCCGCGTCGCGGTCGATATAAAGCCTTCAGCCAGCGCCGCATCGGCATACTGAAAGCACCTGTAGACAATCTGGGTAATAAACAATGTCAGCATCGAGACAAATTGAGAGCCGACAAACTTCGACCAGAATGAATCTTTCTCGACAAGCTCTTCAAACTCTGCACGAATACTGTCTTTAGTCGGTGTTGTTTTACTCATAGCACCACGTCCTGTGTGATAGTTATATCCCTGATACGAATGGATATTTTCAACTTATCAAAAGCATCTCCCTCGGCTACTGACAAGCCAGAAATCGGTATGTCAGATAAATCTACCGTCAGTTTTTGCAACAGCATTGCCTCAACCGCAATTTGAACATGCGACAAGTTGGTCGGTTCGTGTTTAAACTGCGGTAAAACATTGCCCCATGACGGATCTCCGTATACCTCACCCTGATAAGTGTTTAGCCACTCATATAAACGAGCGCCCCAGGCCTCCTCCTGGGACTCATACGTTTTTACGCCGGATAACTCCAGCGTCAGCAAAGGATCAATTTCGTTATTGTTGGCCATCAATCAACTCTCGCGTAGTCATTCATCAACGGATCATCAATTGACAGTGGTACCGTGCGCATAACGCCCGGCTGAGGCGTGCTGACCTTTACGACAGTTCCCTGGCCTTTCGCCGAGTCTTTGGTGTGCTCTTCAATCCTGGCAAGTAATGAGGTCATCTGCGCAAACAGCCGCTTCGTTTCACCATCAAGTGAAACGGTATTATCAGCCAACTGCATTGTCGGCTTGGCACCGGAACCACCAAGGTCACTAATAACCTGTCCGTCTATCTGCATACGACCGGTTGGTTGCTGCAAATCGTTGGCGGCAGTCGTCACCTGGGACGTGGAGGCTGGTTCAGGCGCATTATTTTTCCGCATCCCCGGCGAGTTGCGGAGTTTATCGAATAGTCCATCAATCCCCATTTGTGCGCCGAGTTGGTCAAAGTAACTTGAGTTGCTGGTCACCGGACGCGCCTCTTCAACTGGCATCGGAGTATCAACATACACATTGCCAGCTGCTGTTGCGGTCCCCTTCCCTCGTGCACGTTCTTCGAGCGTTCCCTGAACGACTTCCCGACGCATACCCCGGCCATTCATGAATTTGTTGACCAGATCGTTAACGCCAACAGCATTGCCGATTTTGTCTACCAGACCGCCTTTCTCAAACGGGCTATCACCAGGGGTAAACGCCAGGCCAGTAGACTGATCGATAACAGCGTTATCAGGCAGTGGTCCCCTCACTCCATATTGCGCCCCACCCTGTGCTCCTGCTCCAGGTGTATAGATTTCACCACCTAAATAGCGAGCACGATGAGTATTGACCTTGATCGCGTACTCACGGTTTTCTTTCGATAAGTCACCTGTGCCTTTTTTCCACTTATTGATAGTGCCAAACCCAGCGTTATATGCAGTGATGGCCTCGTTTAAGTCTCCATTGGCTTGCTTCAGATACTTGCTCATGAGAAGAGCCGCAGCTTCTGCCGATTTCACAGGATCAAACGATTCACCTTCAGCTAAGCCAGTCTCTTCACGAGCAATCCCCGTGAACTGAAACATTCCCAGAGCACCGGTTTGGGATTTTGCATACGGATTACCACCAGATTCAGTTGCAGCAATCGCGTAAAGAGTGCCTTCTGGAAGACCATATTTATTCTCTAGTTCAGCAAAATACGGAGCCAACTTATCGAGATTTGCCTTACCTTCAGATCCAAGACTTCCGACTTTTACATCCAAGCGGCCATTGTTGTAGGTATCCGCAGCTTTCTGAATGTCATTCCTGGTGCCAGTGGTATTAAGCGACGATGATGACGAGCTATTTTGACCAATAGCTTTATCAATTTTCTGCAACGCGCTATTGCCCGTTTCTGCGGCATTTGCATTGATAATCTGATTCGCAGTTTCTTTAACTGTTTTATTGCTATCTTTCGCCGTGTCCAGTGCCGCATTTATCACGCGGGTAACAATATTAGTCTGTTTGGCATCGGATTCAGTTTTAGAATCAGATGTCTCCTGGTGGCTATTAACCGGAGCTTTTAACTCTGGAGCGATTTCTTTCGCATTAGCCTCGCTATTAACCGGAGCTTTTAACTCTGGAGCGATTTCTTTCGCATTAGCCTCGCCGATCGGATTGGGTATTTTTGATACAATCATTGCCGCAGGGGTATTTTTAACGGCATCAACCGCTGCATCTAATGCTTTACCAGGTAAATTTTTAACCCCATCCCAAATATTACCAGCCGCCTCTTTAATGTGTTTCCCTGGGTTCTTAATGAAATCAATTGCACTATCAATTGCATCACTGAAAACCTGTTTCAGGTTATCAACAGTAAAGAAGTCTTTGATGGCATCCAGCTTTTCAAGCAGCTTATTAGATGTATCGCTAAACCATGCTGAAACAGCATCACCAATCTTTGCTGTGTAATCTTCGAACTTGGTAGAAATGGTGTCGCCAAGGTTAGAAATATATGTTTCTAAGTTGGTAATCCCACTATCAATGGCCTGGGCAATACTTTCCGTCGAAAATGATTGCAACATATTGCCGATATCCTCAAATCCAAGTGATTTGAGAACCTCACCAATGGCGCTGCTAATACCAGATACCAGTCCCCCCATATCAAGAACATTGGCTAACGTATAAGCGGCTTTTTGCTGGAATGATGGATCTTGTCCTGATTTAAGCCCAAACGCTCGACGTTGCGCTTCTGTATCATTCCAACCGGTTACCGCATCATAAATACCTCCAGCCACTGTGCCGACTAAGGGAATTGCGCGTAACGCCCCTTTACCAACTGCCTTTAATCCAAGTTTACCTGCTGCCCGGGCAGCCAAATCTCCACCTTCATGGGCGATAGTCTTCTTGCCACCACCGCGTAGCATTCCTACAAGTTTCTTTGCCCCCAGAGCGCCAAAAGCGAGTGCTCCAGCTTTTTTCAGCATGCCACGCCCCATTAACAACGACGCGACGCCACCGGCCCCCTTCCCTAACAGGCTAAATAGTTTGGACAGCAAGCCGCCCTTCTTTTTCCCGGTGTTTTTGGCTATCTGATCAAGGGCGCTGAGAATCTTGTCATTGCCCTCTTTAATTTCGCTGGTCTGCTCCTGAAGTTCCTGAACTGTCCGTTTTTGGGTGTTAACCTGAACGACATCGGCACTATTTTGCGATTTACGCCTAAAAAAACCTTTTCTACGGCTGTTATCGTCATTGCCACAAATCACATCGGCAATAGACTTTCTGGCACCATTAAGCGATCCACCAACTTCTTTTGATATCCCGCCAAGCTCCTTCCCTGCTGCCCACAATGGACCAGCAACGGCATAACCTAACGCATCAACGGCACGAGTCTCTGAAGGGTTACCTATGCCTTCAGCTACTTTTGACAGTTTTTTTAATAAACCTGATTCAGCATTTAGACGCTCATCATCCTCTTTGCGCCTGGCCTTTTCAGCACGTTCAGCACGGGCATCTTCCGCTGCGGCCTTACTCCCTGACTTTCCAATAAAACGACCACGCGCATCGCGTTGGTTTTGGCTTTTTTGCGCACCGCCTTTTTGATCGAACATTTCGCGAGCGTGTTCGGCTGCTTCGGTCCGTTGTGCCTTTATATCCTCTGGTATAGCCTTCCTGCGTCGTTTTTTACCCTTTGGTGTAGTTGATTTGGCCTGCTGTTCCTGTTGAGCAATGCCCTCCTGAACTACACGAGAAACGTCCCCTAAATTAAGCCGTTTCATTGCGTCAACAATAGGGTCTACTGATGGCGCATTGGCCACAAAGTCTGGCCGGGAATTTTCGATTGTTCGATTTAATGCCGACACACTGCGAGATACTGGGTCAACCGTTGCAACGCGTTCCCCTTTCAAATCACGAGCGAGTTTGACCGTTTCTAACCGCTGTGCTTTAACATCCTCTGTTATTGCCTCTCTTCGTCTATTTGGGGGATTGTGCGCTGTTGGTGCAGCCTGCTGTGCACGGTTAGTGACTTTGTCCTCCCGTATACGAGAAACGTCCCCTAAATTAAGCCGTTTTATTGCGTCAACAATAGGGTCCACTGATGGCGCATTGGTCACAAAGTCAGGACGTGAATTTTCGATTGTGCGATTTAATGCCGACACACTGCGAGAGACAGGATCAACAGTTGCAACTCGTTCCCCTTTCAAATCTTCAACAGCTTCCCGAATACCTGCAAGCTCTTCCAGCTCTTTCGCGCTGGCGGTTTCAACTGTCCTTATAACATCGTCAATATTGGCGTTTTTTCTTTCCATGATCTTATCGCCTACCGTTTCGGTTTAAGTTTTTCTTCCAGTTTCTCCAACAGGAAAAACGCATAGGATTCAGTAAGCCTTTCAGCGTCCTGAATCGGTATACCCCCATACAAAACCAGGTTGGACACTAAGGTCTGATAGCTTTTCAATCCCCACCTGTGGAATGAAGTCGGTAGCCCGAAAGGGCACCCACAGACGGGTATATGCACCCTCTGTGGACTCCTTTTTATCCTGATTTGGGCATTTATGCGGCGGGAGACGAAGACGCATTTCACCTTTATCGATGTAGCACGGTAAACCATGTTCGAGCTTTTCATGAGCCAGTCGGATGTGTGCCGCCAGCTTCATAAATTCAGTATCAATGGCCATCCGTTTAATCGTTTCATAACGACGCTCAGCCTGATCTTCACGAGTACCGCTAACATCGTTATAAAGCTCACACTGATAAGCGAATTCCCAAAAACGCAAATCAACGATCGCTTCTTTGAATTCCGCGTCGTCTTCAGGTGGCAATGCTGCACGGCGCATCTCCAGCATTTCCATTGCCCAACCATTAAGCGGCACGATACGCCATTGATAAGGTACTCCCTCTACAGACACCTCAATATCGTCAATGAAAGGTTCCACTTCCAGGACCTGGATATCTTCAGCCAGAGCATTCATATCGCAATCGTAATAATGCTCTTTACCGCAATGTTTACAGGTGTAGGTGAATGTCTCAACCGGTGTTTCACGGGAGCCGGTAAATATCCACCATAACGCGGTAATCCGGTCCTGCGCCGTCCATGTCAGGGGATCATGTTTCGCGGGTTCAGCCAGCAAGGCTTTTAAATACGCCGTTGTCTGTTGTTCTTGTTCCTCCGGTGTTATCGAGTTGAAACGCATCGCATCAGCAATATTTGGCTGACGGAACTGGATCAATTCAGTTGGCCGCGATGGTAGCGGGAAAAGAGGTAAAAGCATCCTTGCTCCTTAATTCAAAGAGAAAAGCTAAAGCCCAGAAGGGAAGCCAAAGAACTTGAGGATTGGTTAAACGTGCTGTGCAATGCGAAGGTCATTGGGAATGACTTAAATTCCGTAACCTGATCCCGCGCATAGGTGACATCGCCGGTAGTGACCGGAAATACAGTCATCTCATTTTCCAGTTTGGTTAAGCCGGAAGACAACAACCGATAAATACGCACATTGAGCAAATATTTAGACGGTATATTCCCGGTACCGTCTGGATTAATCACCCGACTTTTTGCCGTCTTAAACCAGTCCAAAACGAGGCCATCAACGGTATCCCTGACCATCATTGTTATCTGCCCAGGCGAACGCTCCGTTGGTTGAAGGATATTCCCTCCGCCGATTTTAATCGTTTCATATTCGATGCTGTAATCGTGGTAGGTAATATCTTTGGCAAAGAAGTCTGCCCCCTCCAGTCCATCAACTTCGACAGAGAACTGCCATCCTTGCGCGAACAGCATTTTGTTCATGATGATTGACGTCAGCTTACCAACTTCCCGCTCACCAACGCCGGAGCCAAATAATGTCGTCGTTAATGCCGAAGATACATAAGACTTTACTGAAGCAACATTAAGCCCCATATCAGCCCCCTCACTTCAACATGGATGAGAAAAGAACAATTCCCGGGATAATTGCCCTTGTTGCGCTCATTTTCTCTTCCAGATCCAGCTTTCGCTGATACAGCGTGTTCTCGTCGGATAAATTGCTGACATCGAGTTTCCCCGCGATAGATATTCTTCGCAGGCGATCAGTGTTAGGTATTGCGATTAGCACTTCCAGATAGTCAGAAAGTAACCCAATGATTTCAGGTGGCACTTCCCCATTATCCAGATCCATATCACGCAAATTAGCCAGATATGACACATTCAGTGGGTATACCGCTCGATGGGTATCTTCAAGCTCGATATTCCCATCGTAAACGTCGGAGTAGACAAGATCGCCGGTATGATCCGTAACCGATACGAGCGCAAGAAAATCAGCAGGGCAAGCAAGTGATTTACAGGTCTGATCAGTGAAGCGTATCCGCTTGATGTGTCCCGCCCTATCCTGGTAGGTTCCAAATGCTTTTCTTAGCAGGGATTCCAGTAAGGCAGGTTCATCCGCAATCAAAGGTGTGAAGCGGGATTTGACGTCTTCGAGTAATTGTCGTGGTGTCATTGAAACCTCGTAGAATCTAGTTTGTTAACAGATTCTACGAGTTGTCATTTGTGACAGTATGCTCGCAATCGTAGCGATTACTACCACCAACTGCTAGCTTTCTTCTCTCTAGCTTTTCCTTCGCTTTGCAGTAAATCTTTACTTCCTGTAGAAATATTTCTATTTGCATCAGCCTCAGACTGAATTACATCTGTCTTAGCTGCTCTCTCCTTCAACTCCTGCTCTATAAAATCGTTTTCTCGCTGGACACGAGCCGCTTTTGCTTGCAGTTCGAGTTTCATGCTTTCGAGTTGCAGCTTGCGAAGCTCATCCTCATAAGCTTGATCTCGCTTCTTGTCATTTGCTAGCTCGGCTTCTCGTTTCGCTCTACGTTCATTTTCTGCAGCAACACGCTGTTTTTCGCGTGCAGCAGCGGCAGATGCTGCTTTTTCTCTTCTAATACGTTCAGCTTGTGCTTGTTGGCGAATAAGTTCTTTTCTGGCATCCTCAGCTTGCTGCTCTTTAGCTCGCCCTTCATTTTCCGCTTGAGCAATAGCAGCAATTTGACTTTGCAACGAGTTAGCCAAGGCAGTGCCTACACTAAACGTAGAAAAGATTAGAAATAAAATAATTTTATTCATAAATTATTTCTTTTCTGGACAAGTAGCATTTGGCTGAATTCGAGTTTCATTATCTTTAGTTGAAATAAGCACAGCAAGCCCCGTTGTAAACTGGCATGCTTTACCAACTTGAGTTGAAGTGAACACCTTAGTTCCTTCTTTATAAGTCAGTGAAACACCTTCAACAATTGTTTTATCACTAACCAAAGAACCAGCCGCTGCACCAAGAGCCGCACCACCAGTACCGCCAGCTACAGCACCCAGTGTCGATGTGCCTTTAACATTATAACCGGCAACGCCCCCAGCAACAGCTCCCAGTACCGCACCAAATGTCTGTGCCGCTTCTTTATTAGCTTTATTATCAACTTTCACTTTAGCTGGAAGCACAGAGATAATATTGACTGTCTTTGTTTCCTGCTTCGAATTCAATTGAGCGGTATCATAAACATCGGCAGCATAATCAGCACCGCTAGATTGACACCCAGAAAGAAGAATTGCAGATACAACAAGAGCGCATAAAGTATACTTTTTAGACATAAGAATCATCCCAGAAAAACAAAAACCGGCGAGAAGTTACCACGAGAACGGAAAGTAAACAAGAATACTCCCATTGACTTATATCAATTAATCAACTTTTTATAAGCTATCCCTAACTTATTGTGTATAGCTGAAAAGTCAGAGACAAGTTCACCATCTGCATTATTTCTTAAGGTAATAGTTTATTGCTAACTTAATTTATGTATCGACTATTGATATCCATCTTAAAGTTACAATATCCCTCTGCATTATTTTTCATCACAAATAATATATCTATTGCACGACACTCATCTGCTCTAATAAATTTGTATTTTTAAGTCGCGAATGCTATCTTTTCGCATCATATTGACCTTTTAATCGTTCAGGCTTATAGTTCCGCCGTCGTAGCAAATTCTGCGACCGGGTTTAGCAGCCTGAATACTTACGCGGACAACCGCAGATTTCCGATATTGCGGTATTTTTGTGTCCGTAAACCACGTTACGCCCGAATTATGGTGGGGCGTGATGGGGAGGCTTCGGCCTGCTGGTTTCGTAAGTGCCAGTCTGCTAACCCCGTCACGTCCTGCCACCTGTTTAGCAGCGGGTCGCAGGTTGTTTATCAACTTACGAGGCCGTAACTATGGTTAATGCCAATCCTTGCGCACGCCAAGAATTCATCTGGCGTTTCTATTCCTGTAAAAAACACCACTATCACTTCGTTATCGCAGCAACAGAAGACGAAGCACGCTCTCAATTGCCTGATGGCCCCTGCATTTTTACTGCCCGTTTTTCAACTAACTCGCGCAATTCACTTAGTTACTGGAACCTCCCCTTCTCTGCCGACGTTCAGGGGGATTTATGAAAAAACCTCTCGTCACCCGTAATGAAATAGCCGAAGCGATCGCCCTGCATACAACCTGTATGCCGACACGGGAGATCCCCGGCGCAATTGCCAACTATTTCATCATAACCAGACGTTTTTATACCCGAACAGATAAGGCTGTGATCAACAAGCTACTGATAGCCGAGATCAGGGATTATTTGATTGAACAAGGACGTCTACGTTACGCAACAGTGGCAGCAGAAATGAGAAAGGAGGCACACAGAGTGACCGGTAAAAATTTGAATATTGAAAAACCAGCACCTGTTACGTCAGCTACGCCAACACCAGCCGTGAATGTCATCCCCAACATCGGAGACACAATCGACAGCCAAACATTGTTGAAGATGGTCAATGAGGCACGGAAATTATGTAGCGAAAAACCAGTTCGCAATAATGATTTCATTGCCAGAGTTAAGGATGAACTTGAAGGAGAAACCTACGAAATTTTCGTAGGTCAAAAAAACGGCGCAGAAATAGATATTATAACAATGACCTACAAACAAGCCCTGCGAGTTGCCGCGCGCGAATCAAAAGCTGTCCGCCGTTCGCTGATCGACAAACTGGAAGAATTACAGCAGGCAAACTCCCCTACCCCACCGATCCCCCAAACATTACCAGAAGCCCTACGCCTGGCTGCCGAGTTGGCAGAACAGAAATTGCAGCTGGAACAACAGCTGGTGGCCGCAGCCCCTAAAGTCGATTTTGCCGACCGGGTATCAGTGGCTAATGGAATCCTGATCGGGAACTTTGCAAAGGTCGTTGGACTTAAGCAAAACGCCCTTTTCTCATGGTTGCGCCAGAACGGCATTCTCATGGCTTTTGGTGCGCGCAAAAACGTACCGCACCAACAGTACATCAACGCCGGGTATTTCACGGTGAAAGAAGTGGTGTTGGATGATGAAAATGGCTACCAGATACGGCTGACGCCCCAATTAACGGGTAAAGGCCAGCAGTGGTTAACTCGCAAGCTACTTGATGCTGGTTTGTTAAAACCAGTAGCAATAGGTTAACAAAAGAAAAAACCTGCCAGCAAACTGGCAGGTTTCTGAGCAGATCGACCAACCCGATCTGGATCGAGTTAGAAAAATTTGCTCTAATAAATTTCGTTTTCTAAGTGCAAAGAATCACCATTTCGAGCTGGTGATTGAAGGTTGATGCAAATTTGGAGAAAAAATGCAACAAACATTCAATGCGGATATGAATATATCAAACCTTCATCAAAATGTCGATCCTTCAACCACCCTGCCTGTTATTTGTGGTGTTGAAATTACGACCGACCGCGCTGGCCGTTACAACCTTAATGCTCTACACAGAGCGAGCGGACTCGGTGCCCATAAAGCGCCAGCTCAATGGCTAAGAACGCTGTCAGCCAAACAGCTCATCGAAGAGCTTGAAAAAGAAACTATGCAGAATTGCATAGTTTCGTTCGAAGGCCGTGGCGGCGGCACTTTTGCCCATGAATTGCTCGCAGTGGAGTACGCTGGTTGGATTTCTCCCGCGTTTCGGCTGAAGGTAAACCAGACATTTATCGACTATCGAGCTGGAAGATTACAACCTGCTATTCCGAAGAGCCTCCCAGAAGCTCTCCGTTTGGCTGCTGACCTGGCAGAGCAAAAGCAACGGCTGGAGCAAAAAATGCTGATGGATGCACCTAAAGTCGAATTCGCCGAACGCGTTGCTACCGCCAGCGGGGTTCTAATCGGCAACTATGCCAAAGTGCTCGGCCTGGGCCAAAACTATCTCTTCACCTGGTTGCGTGATAACGGAATTCTGATCGCAACCGGTGAACGCAGAAACGTCCCCAAACAAGAATACATATCCCGTGGGTATTTCACCCTTAAAGAAACCGTGATCGATACAAGCAATGGAAGCAGGATTTCTTTCACGACTCGTATAACCGGCAAAGGTCAGCAGTGGCTGATGAAGCGATTGCTTGATGCTGGTGTGCTGGTACCTGTCGCGGCAACGCGCTAACAGACGTAGTAAGAACCACCAGTATTGTAATGCTGGCTAAAGTCACTTTCCTGAGCTGTATAACGATGAGCGATTTTACTTTTTCCGGCTATGAATTGGCCTGCTTTGTAACACACTCCGGTCTATCCCGTAGCGCCGGGCATATCCTGTCGCAATGTGCAAATCTCGCGGCAACAACCAGTGAATACTTCATTCACAAGCCTCACCGCCTGATCGCGGCAGAAACTGGTTATAGCCAATCAACCGTCGTTCGTGCATTCCGTGAAGCTGTAAACAAAGGAATTCTGTCTGTAGAGATTGTTATCGGCGATCACCGTGAACGTCGCGCTAACCTGTACCGGTTTACGCCATCCTTTTTGGCCTTCGCACAACAAGCCAAAAATGCGCTGATTGAAAGCAAATTAAAGATCTCTTCAGCGGCAACCAAGGTTAAAGCTGTTCTCGCTAAGACATTGGCTTTATTTAATTTTTTATCCACACCCCCATGTCAAAATGATACCCCCTCCCCCTGTCAGGATGACGTGGCAATAAAGAATAAGAAGTCACAAGTTAAAAAAACAAAAAGATCAGTTTCCGGCGGTGCCGGAACGACCAGACTCAAAAAATTGACTTCATGGATCGCTGAGGCAAAAGCAAAGGCTGACAATCTGCGGTTATCCAAAAAACGCGCTCAAAAACATGAGTTCAAGCAGAAAGTAGAGGCGGCAGCGCGGAAATATGCTTACCTGAAGAACAAGCGTTCTCCTGATATTGGCGGGGTATCAAACTTCGATAATCTGCCGCATTGCATGACGGTAAACGAAGCTCTTAATGCGGTTTTAGCCAAAAATAAAGATAACGAACAATGGGGTATACCGGCAGGATTCAGAGGGTGATAGATTGCTCTAATCTGGAGTCACCTGGCGTTTTCAGTTTGAGGTCGGAGATGCAATCTGATTTTTTACAGTTAGCGATCGCTTTTGCAGGATATGTTTGTATTGGCTTCTGTGTATACATGATCAGCCGAAAAATGCTTGTCGATATCGACCGCAAAGAACAAGCAGAGGAGATCTTAGTATGGATTTTCTTTGGCGTGGTCTGGCCATTAGGGATCATGTTTGCTGCAACATTTCTTCTGATGTGGATATTCACCCTTCCAGGTGATTTCTATAGAAAAAAAGCCAGACATTGATACAATCGTTGCGGGTGCTTGAGGCTATCTGCTTCAGGCATTACCCGAAAAGCAGATAGAAGAAAGCCCCAGATAACATTACGCGTCCTGCAAGACGCTTAACATTAATCTGAGGCCATATCTATGCTTAGCATACGTAGATTAGCCTCTTACCGACCAAAAGGTCAAGGAGAAGCAGGCTATGAAGCAGCAAAAAGCGATGTTAATCGCTCTGATCGTCATCTGTTTAACCGTCATTGTGACGGCACTGGTAACGAGGAAAGACCTCTGCGAGGTACGAATCCGAACCAGCCAGACGGAGGTCACTGTCTTCACAGCCTACGAATCTGAAAGGTAAGAGACCTGGCGGGGAGAGATCCCCGTCACTCTTCGTGTGTCAGGTATCCTCAATGCACCCTTTCCTCTCCAAATAAAAAAGCTCCCGAAGGAGCTTTAAAATACAAGGGATGACTCTTAATCCCACTCAATCCAGTTGTAGACGATACGAAGTGACGGGCGCACAGCGGCAGTCACATCTTCGGTACTAAAGTCGATTGCATCACTGTAGATTTTGCAGTCCAACATTTCAATTGTTGTAGCAGCTTTTGTCACAGCGTTAACCCCGGAAGATTTGGATTCAGGGGTCGCAGCCATCGTGATATCAACATAGTCCTTCGCCGCAATGCGATCTTTAATGAACTGAAGAATATCGCCTTCGATAGTCTCCACGCACTGGACCTGGATTTCCCCAGAGTTTCGAATTGGACCGTGCTGGTTGAACTTCACACCATTCGGACCATAGTCCTCCACATCCTCGCGGGTCATTTCAGGAATTTGCGACGTGCGAACCAGTACGCTGATATCTTCATGGCCTGCAAAAGTGAGCTGGAATTCAGAAGATACCAGTCGTTCGCCTTTGGCCGCGTTGGCAGTATAGCGGCCCTTAATAAATTTACGGTTTCCCTTAGTGTTATTGTGCCCCATATAAAATCCTTTTACTGGAACGCCCGAACAATATCGGAGCTGTTATATATCGAAGAACCGGTCAACTGGAGGTTGACGGTGTTTTTCAGGAAATGCCCATTGCTGTCCCTGGGCGCATCGAGATCGAAACTTATGTCCTGGATAGCGACATCAATGATGTTGATCCGGCGACCAATGTTTAGCGTCACACGCTCCGGGATTCGACCACCAATGCTGGCATCTTTAAGTTCCGGGCTAATCATCGCTGACAATGCGGCGATAGCTCCTGAAACCTCCGTGAATGGGTCAAACAAAGCGATGAAAGTTACAGGCAGCGTGAAAGTCGGCGGTGTTCCCCCCTCCCAAACCATTAAGCTGTTCCAACGGGCCACCGACGTTGTTTCAGTACCAACCTGCGCAAAACCACTGAAAGCACCAGCAACAGACCCCATGGACATACCGGTAAACGGCGCTTCCCAATTCTGGGCCATGTTCATTGCTGCCCCCTGGCTGATATATCCGGTAACCTGGTACTGAGAGTTCGTTAAAGTAACTTTCAGAAATGGCGATACACCGTCAGCCTGGCTGTAAACCCCATAAGGAATAGGTGCCATTCAAGTTAAAGGCCGGAGTTCTCCGGCCTCCTCCTTTAGCCAAGGCGCTTACGGCGCAGTTTCATTGACTTTTTGCGGGCAAGTTTTGCCGCGCCGGTCTGGGCTTTTCGACGCGCTTTTTTCAGCGCCGATTTTTGAGCCGCAGTCAGACGTTTTTTACGCAGGCGTTTACGGATGAGTTTGATCTCACCGTTACGAACAACCTTCTTAAATGCTTCAGTCAGCATTTCATCAGAAGTGCCAGCAACAACAAACGCCGCTTCCAGTTCGTCGCGGTCGTCGCTATCTAAACCAGCGATAGAGGCACCAACATCAGCAGCTGCGTCGTCGTCTTCATCGTCAGCCAGTGCTTCGATCAGGTCATCATCTACACCGCATGCTGCGAGGAAGTCAGCAACATTTGCCCATGCTTCGTTATAGGCATCGTCCTGTTCTTCTGTAACTTCGGAGTCGTCGTCATCAGAGATACCAGCGATAGCCTGAACGAAACCATCAAGGGAGTCGAAAGTCAGATCACCGCTATCAGCCCAGGCGAAAACGGCGTCGGCCGCATCACTCAACGCATTCTGCATAGCACTTCGATTTGCGGCTTCCAGAATCATCTGGTGCGCCTGTTCGACGGTCCATTCTTTACCGTCTTTCCCTTCCAGGATTTGCTCAGGAGCCGGGGCAGATGGAACGTTATCGTAAGTCTGTGCCGCCGGTTCCTGATTATTATTAATAACCGGATCTGTTGGCGGTTCGGCGCTTGCTCGGGCAGACTCCATCAGCTGCACAGGATCAGAGTTCAAAGCGAAACGAGACAGTCCATTCCCCAAAAATGCCCCGGATTGAAAAAAGTTTTTGCTCATTGTATTCCCTTACTTAATAAGCAGCGGTACGCCCTGGATACGACGGGCTACGCCAGTCGGGCAGCAGGCCCAGACTACTTCCCATTTATCGAATTCCGCCTGCGTAACTTTCAGCACATACGGTTCTGTACCGTCAGCATCAGGATCACGAGGAGCCACCAGAGCGCCGGAGGCGACAAAGCGATCTAAAAGTTTGGTCATCCCTTTAGTCAGGCCAGCCGCAGTAATACCGTCCGGGCTATGCTTCATCTGTCGGGCTAACTGGACAAAGAAACGGCTGATTGCATTCATCAGGGATGGGACGTGCTGGAAGTGCAGATAGTTATCCTGCGTGCAGCAAGTTAAAGCATCGTCGATGATCATCTGGCCAGAAGTACCTACAGATACTTTATTGAGTCGGCCCTTGACCATAGCTTCTTCGTCCGGGGTGTCTTCCGGATACAGCGGTTGAAGTGATGCACGAGCAATGACGGCACGTTCTTCACCAGCCGGTGAGTAATGCCAACCGCCGACATCGGAGTTTTTCTTGACGCCACGAGCTTTCGCTGCATACGCCGCGCCAGACAGACCGAAGACCACGCGGGATTGGGTCCATTTGTCTTTGCAGGAGAACGGGAAATGATAGACAGCACAGCTTACATAATCGGTACCAAGTAAACCGGTATCTTCAACAGCAGAGATCGCTTCCGTGTACGTCAATGTCGGTTTGACATCAAAGAAGCCATCAATCAAGCGATCAGAACAGATATTACCTAACGCAGTGATCGCCGCATTGTCATAGCAACCCAGGCCGAGAACAGCGGTGTACATGTACGGCGCATTGTTCAGCACTTTCACCGCACGCAGGTAAGCAGCAGTGGAAATGTTCGACTGATCGCCGTTGGTACCGCCAGTGAACGCCAGCGATTTTTTATTTGTTACTTTCGCCGTCGAAATCAGCTCTTCATTAACAACCGCGCGCAGATATTTAGAACGGGCTTCCAGAGCCGTAGGCAGATAACACAAGCGGCCCATGTCATCTTTCGCTTCTTCCGCCAAAGACACAGTGTGTGTCTCCAGGGTCGTTACCACGCCGAGCGAAGTCGTCTGGGTCAGTTTCAGGAGGAAGCGTTCATTACCTGCGCTGTCCGCTGTTGCCGTTTCGATGGTTAACTCACGGGTAGGTGAAATACACGGATCACCATCATCAACGTAGATAGCAAAGGCTTCGCCGCTATCAAGTTCAATTTCAGAACCGTATGGCAACGCACTGTAAGCCGGTTCGCCTGATTCATCGAACATAATAATCGGGAACTTCGCATCATCCGGAACAGCACGAACAATATAACCTGACGTTTGCTGAATAGCTTCGTATACATGGCGAATTGGTTCGAACTGTGAGCCGGAAGACGGCTTCAGCGGTTCGCCGAGAACATCTTCGTAATTGGACTCAGTAACCGCAAGAACAGTAAACGGCTTGCCACGCGCAAATACGCCAATACCAGCCCACAAGCTGCTATTTAATGCAACACCGGTAGATAACGTCGCATCGGCATTGATCGGGCTAACCGCAACGCCGGATGCATTACCTAATGACTGTTGAATTGAATATTGAGACATAACTTTCCCTGTTATGCGCCCCGCACGGGGGCGCTATGTTAAACGGAGAACTTCCCCTGATTACTCAGAGTCACCGGCATCAATCGTGTCGCCGCTTATGAAGTTAAGCCCGCCTTTTTTGGCCATTGTCAGCGTTACACGAGTGAAGTAATCAGCGCCGTTGCGTGGGTGCATATCGTTGATAGCCGAACCCCACAGCGTGGTACGGTTGACCAGCGCCGGAGTGGTCGGATGCTGGAACGGGATGGCCGGGACAGCATCACCAGTCACGAAGCCTGCTTTACCCGGATTTTCATCACGGACGTAGCACAGCACATCCATCGAGCTGAACTGAATGTTCTCTGTCGTTAAGTTCTTACAAATACCAGCAGGTACTTCGTACACTTTCACGTTACCGAACAGGGTACCGATGTAGTGAACATACGGAGTCTGGATATAGTCTTCGGCTGGCTGGAAGAAATCCTTCGGCAACTGTTTGAAGAAAGATGCTGCATCAGCACCAGCAAACATCCCCATCGCACCAGAAGATTTAACGCGCTCAATAATGTCGCGATATACAGTCTGGAATTTGCCACGAATGATGGTTGCCCATACATCAAAGGACTGGTTAACCGGCAGAGCGATGTCAAAGGAGTCGGTCGCAAGAGTACGCCAGATCATAATGCGAAGACGCAGCATATCCTGTTCATGAGACAGGTATTCCTTCAGGGTGCGGAACTGTAGGGAACCCAGGTCCAGACCAAACTCACGCTGTGCTTCATACGCCGCCTGTACAGTGTGCTCAGCCGCGATAACGAACTGACTTGGGAACAGGGTGTATTTCTTCATTTCGTGGTTGATCAGCGGGATCAGCTCAGGAGCGGCTTCAATATTGATTTCCGTCTCAATTGCGATCTCAGTGCCTTTATCCGGCGCTTTGGAGAACGACAGGGCAATCTGACCAATGTTGTAGTTCAGAGAGCAGGTAACAGTGATTTGCTCACCAGCAGCATTAGTAAACGAGTGAAGTAGGCTGCCGGAACCGTTATCAACAACAGACTTAATACGGTTAACGTAGATGTTAGTGCGACCTTTTCGGATTGGTACATTCTGGCCTTCGAAGTCTTCCATCTTGAAGGTTGCGGTTTTGCTAGTGCCATCGGAGCTTGCCACCAGCACATAGCGGCGACGTAACTGGCTGTACACACCGACGGATTGCATGTCCAGAACATCACCAGCAGCATAAGAACCAAAAGAGGAACCTGCCACGTTAAAGACTTCATAGATGTCGGACTGGTCACGCGTAACCGGAATGAAGGTACACGCATCAGCGGTAGCTGCCCCCAACTGAACAGGCAGGATCATCGCGAGGAATAAAGGCAGACGCATAACACCGTCAGAAACGCTCATCATCTCTGCTGCGACGGATTCCAGCATCGCTTTATTAGTGGCATCCATGCTATTGCGGGTGGACTCTATCAGGCAGTTTTCCAGCGTCTGGTGGCAGGAGGCCAGAATTTCCGGACGCGGCATAGATTTATGTGCTGCGGCGTAGTCAGCCAGTGCACTTGCCCACGCTGTAGCGATTTGAGCGGTGGCATTATCAGAGATACCCGCAAAAACCGGGTCTTTACGTGCAGCTTCAAGGATAGATGCGGCACGCGCGGCATCATCTTTAATGAATTGGTTATCAGTACCGAACTGCGCAGTGCTTGCCCAGCCAAGCACAGCTTTAGAGCGTTTTGCGATATCTGCAATACGATTCTGGTATTCGCGTAAGTTACTCAATTTACTCTTCCTTAAACACAAGGCACTTGTGTGAATCCCTTTTCGGAAGAGATTTTATTGAAAGTCACTTGTTGACTTTCTCGTGACAAGCAATTTTTTTATTTTTTTCGGGAGGAGGGGAGGAAGGTAAAATCCAAGGTGAAATCGTGGCGATTTCACCTTGAAATTTTAGAGTAATTTACTTTAAAAACAGTCAGTTAATAGTGAAATTTGAATGGCGAAAGTTTAAGGCTTCGGCTTTTTATCGAGGCTCTTTCTAAGGATATGCCCAATCATCCTGTCGAGTTCTTCCTGTAACTCTTTTGAGAGTCGATTAAACTCATAAGAAAATGCACGGCCTTTCACGCGCTTCCTTGCAAAGCGATCCTTGTCCTCAAATTTCCATAATTCAGTAACTACGGACTTATCTTTAGAACCTTTATCCGTGAGTAGTGAGGCTTCCTTTGTTATCAAGCGCAGGATTTTATTTTTAACTTCATCTTCGGCCATTTCTTCAATGGATAAGATGTCGTTTATTTCCGGGGATATGTTTTGAATAAGCTGATCAAACTCTAAATTCTTGTTCCCCATTTCGTCGCCAACAGCACAAAGCGTTTTGTAGTCCGAAAAGGTTAATTCCGACTGCACAGGGAAAAGGGCGACTAATTCTTCCGGAGCACTCGCTGCCTGGAGAGCACGCGTGACCTTCGCCTGAGACAGCCCTTCTTTGGCTGCAATATCCTTCTGACTCATCCCATCATTTTTCATTCGCATCAAACGCAGACCTATTTCTCGAATGCTGTGCTGCAATGCTGTCTGAACGTCTTTCGCTAAATTTTGCGCTTCCTGAACGCTGATCTCCTGGTCCGTGACTAAAACCCGCAACCCTACGTTCTCTAAGATGGCAGAAGCTCGACGCCGGGAACCATCCAAAATTTCAATTTTCCCTGTAGCCCGTCTAACACCTATTGCAGGGTAAAATTGCTGATGCTTAATAGTGCTTCGGATACTTTTTAATGATTTTGGCGTAAGAGATGCCTGGTCACGCCCGTTGTTATGCTGATCAACAAAGGTATCGCTTTCTACCTGGTTCGGAGGTATTACCTCTTCAATAAATGTGGCCTGGCGACCAGTTGATAACTTGAATACCTGCTCGACTCGATCGCCAGAGGCTGAAGAACTATCAAATCCGCTTAATATTGAAGGATTAAGGGTTCGCCCAATTGTTGGTCTGTTTTTCTTTGACATGGGGGTTTCTTACTCCTCAGTTAGATCTGATAAATTCAATACGGTCAAAAACTGCTTTAGCAAAATCTTCCGCGGCAATTCGCGCGTTCTTCAATGCATCAGCACTACCAACATACGTTGCCGGGTTAGCTGAAATAACAGTGTCAAAAGACTCGCCGCAACGTTCAAAACCGTCAAGGCGAGGGAGGACGACATCGAGCATATCCCCACCGAACACTTCTTTAGCCAGGCTATGGCAATACTTATGATCTGCCTTGTTACTCAACTTGGACATAAAACCAATGTTAGTCGCAAGCTGGCACTCGCAGCCTTCATCCGAAATGAGTTTCACCAACTCAGGAAGGCGGGCAACGTATTTAAGCGATGAGTGGAAATCGACAGTTGCTGGCGGCAGAGGTGTAAACAGTATATTGGCCGAGGCCAAAGCATTTTTCAGGAAGGCGTCAAGGTGAGGACCACTATCAACGAGGATAAAATCATAATCGCTCTTCAGCTTATCAATCACATTTTCTTTCAGGACAGCATGGATGTTCTGACCCGGTAGATGCTCATTGCACAGCTCTCTCCAATCGGATGCAATAAAGGCATCGTCAATCGACGCAGGCATAACGTCAACCCCAGGTACAACAGAAGGAACAATAAACTCCTCTAACAGCTCTTCACGGCTTACATTCTGCAACATAGCCTGTGCAGATGTTGCGTTTACGATACCAATAGAGTGTTTATGGCTTAAAAACATCGTTGCTGAAGATTGCGGATCAAGGTCAATAACCAGAATCCTTAAATCTTCCATCAGAAGATGAGGGTGGGCACGCATTGCATGCGCCAGAGAAACCGTCGATACAGTTTTTGACACACCGCCTTTAAGATTGGAGATGAAAATCACATACGCTTCGCTGTAGCGATCCCGGTATTTTGGCACTCCGCGATGTTCATATATGTCAATGATGTTCTGAATTGACATCGCATATTTCATTGAAGAGCCAGCAGGACGTTTATCGAAAACATAACCCTTTTCTTCCATTTCACTTACGGCATAGTCAACGTTCGCTCGAGTCAGTAGAGGCAATTTTGCCAGTGCCGCTTTCGCATAGACCTGGTAAAACTCGTTCGCGTGTAGCTCATCCTTTTGCAACTGTACTTGTTCAGTCAGAACATTGAGCATTCTGTTTGCTCTTTGAGCAACCTTGTGAAGCTGGCTGGAATCACTCATCGAAAGTCATCCTTTATGCTGTATTTTTGAATTTAATTAAAAATGCTGCATAAAATAATAATGTATGCGTAGATGCTTGTACATAGCATTCTCTGCATGTTTACTCCTTTGCCAAGTGTGTCACAACATGCTTTGGCATCCTCCTCGTATAAAGGACGCGGATTTCTTCTATGTTCAGGTTGTAGCCTAAATCATTTTGGTGATTTCCTGCTTCAACGGGCTGCCAGGCTTCACTCTCTATCAACTGGTGTGAACGGCTTGCCCGGCAGCTTCGATGTGTGCTGGAGGGAGAATAAAAGTCTAAGATGTGCGATAGAGGGAAGTCGCATTGAATTATGTGCTGTGGAGGGATCGCTGGTATCAAATATGTGTACTGGAGGGAAAGACAGAGAATTACATGTGCACTGGAGGGAAAAACGGATGGACAGATGTGTGCTGGAGGGAAAGTCTGGGCAAACTGCGGGGCGTCCCCCTCCAGCGCACATCAAAAACAGGAAATTGGACAAGCCTTCCCGTCAGCACACATTTTTTTAATGCAGCTTCCCTCCAGCACACACTTATTCGGGAAGTTTCAGCTTTGGATTGCGAGAATGGACGATTACAAAACTTTCCCGGCCTTTCTTCTCAATTGAACAGTCGAGATAACCGATTGTTTTAAGCTGTTCTATCGCTTTCTTAATGATACGGTTTTGCTCGCCAACAGCTGACTGCAAAGCCAGGCGCTCACGGATTCGCGCGAACGATAGCGGCAACGGGTTCTGCGGAAGGCTTTCGATGAAAGTGTAAATGGCTTGTGCAGCTTCTTTCTTCGGAAGGGCACGCAAGGCGTGGTGTTGCAACAGAACGCGATAATCAAGCTGGAACAGCTCCCACAGCTTCGAATCAGCCTCCAGCTCTATCAGATCAAGGTCAGCATCAAAACGCCCGACCTTAAGCAGACCAGTCTGATAGCCGCCTTTAGCATCTTTTCCGCGCTTAAAAGCGATACCCTTGTTACGCAAGCGTCCAAGTGATTCATGAATGGTTAAACGCAGTTTCGCATCCAGACGTTTTGAGGGGAAACCACAGGCTTTAGCGAATTCCTGAAACGATAACTGGATGGTGTTTGAGGACAAGCCGTATTTGCTGAACGCGTAGATGACACCGATCCACGTTTTGAAATCAGTATCCATATCGAGTCGAGGACCGGTGATTTTAATATCATCGTAACCCTCGGCTTTAGCTATCTCCAGCTGGGAAAACGCTTTGGTGGCATCAATCTCTTTACCTTCTCCTTTGCTCTTTGATGGCTTCGGCACGAATACCCCCAAGCGCATCAACGCTACAGGCTGCACAGTGTTGTTTGAATTAACTGTTAGTTCTTTTGCCTTACTTTCAATGTCTGCGTAAAGAATATCGGAGATAAATGATTGATTCATATTACTTTTTCCGAATTATGTGGATAGTTTTTATAAGCGGTGATAACTACCCAGGCTTTCCCGTCAGCACACATCCTATATCCCGCCAGCACACATTAGCAACCCGTCAGCACACATTTTTTTCCCTCCAGCGCACATCATTTTCCCTCCAGCACACATCGCGAAAGGCTTCTAAGCCAGACGGGGCGCGGCCTACGACGATCAGGGATCTATATGGATCTAATTGGGATCTGTATGGACCTGATTATTGGATCTATCCAGTGGATAATGTGGATAAGTGAAAAACCGGCCAACAAAGCCGGTTGGAAGGAAACCGTATTATTCTACGCTTTCGATAAGAAGACCATGTTCATAACATTTAAGCTCATCGCCTTCATACAGGAATTGGTATCCAACACCACCACCTTCCGGAACATTAGGGAATAAATCATCACTTACCGAAGAACAAATCACACCAATGCAGCGATCAACGCCTTCTCGTTCTTCAGTGCTGAAAAAATCCTCTTCAATAAGCACTTGATTACATTGCTCATCAGCATAAGTTGGAAATACATGCTCGATACAATCTGGATGTTTTAAACCAAGCTGATCGGCAAGTTCGAAAGCATGACGGTATTGTTCAGATCCTGGCTTGCCAACAGTGATTTGCTCAATTTTATAGATTGAAGTCGCTTTGTTGATAGTTTGCTTAACTGTTACTTTATCAGACATAAAAATCCCTTTTAGTTACCGCTGATAGCGCGGTTGTAATCATTAACGTTGCGATTCTTCCTGTTAATCCCCATCAGCATCGTTTCTGTATCGAGGATATACGCTGGCAGATCATCAAAATATTCACTGCTAAACTCCGGCATCCTGCACATAAATGCACTTTTGGGGGCAGGGTGGTTAACCTTTGTCGGCGTCGGCGTTAAATTCGCTGATCGACTCCCGGAGCAACCGCTGAGTGTCAGCAGGAATGCGCTGGCGAACATTACCCGCCGCAACCAGTTGTTTCTGAACTTCTGCTTTTCGTTCCATTTGCCTGTCAGCATACTTGGCTTGCTCTGATTCATTTTTCACTTCCTGGCTGTGAAAATGTTGATCTGCTTTGTTCATCGTCTCAATGGTCTGGTTAAGATCCATTATTGACTTATCACGTTCCTTAACAGCCTGATCAAGACTGCCAATTTTCTCGATGGCTTGCTTTAGCTGATGACGTTCCCATGCAAACCCAGCACCAACAAGTGCGCAAATCAGAACAAGAACACCAGTAGCAGCAAGTTTCTCCTTCAAAGACAAAGCTGCTTTTAACGTAGAAAAGAATGACATGTCTTCCTCCTGAAGAAAAATTATCAATGAAGTCCTTTGTTACTGTGCCGCTTTGTTTAATTCATCAAGAACAGAATCAGGAACCAAAGCAGCAACTGCGCTGGCTGTGCTGGCCTTATTTGCTGATGCTTCCGCAAGCGCAGTACCGATAGCATGGTTATAAGCAGTTATGGCTACATTGGCGCTTTCATTCGCTCGTTCATACTGCTGTTGTAACGCAGTTGTGGGCGCTGTTGTCTGGTTGAAAACAACCCCAAACTGTTCAGTTGCTACTTTCAGAGATTCAATTTGCTCTTCTGTTAGTGCTGGTGGGGGAGTGGCAGTGCCGCCGCCTGAACCAGAGCCTGACGAGCTTCCTAAGCCAGTGTTAAGGGTCTGGTTAATCTCCCCCATAGCAGCGATTAAACTTGATGTATTAAGCGCGTTTACAGCGTCCTCAAGCGATTTAGTAATAGTCACATCACCAATGGCAATAGAGATCGGCAGTTCTGATACTTCTCGCTCATTAGCACGGCAGTAAACATCCCAACCAATATCGAGTTGAAGCAGCATTGACAGATCTGCATAACCAGCCAACAGGTCCGCGTGCTTAGTTGCCAGTTCTCCAATGTTCGTTAAGCCGGTTGTGGTTGTTCTGATCGTTGAAACATAGCTGGTAATAGTGTCGGGATAGACAATTGTATCCAGAATTAATCCGGTCAATTCTTCTGCAAGCAGTTTTGCTGTGTTAGCACTGTTTCGTGCCGATGTTATGGCACCAGGTGTTTTCATCCCACCGGCGGCGGCCAATTTTTTATATGCGGATAACTGGTAGTCTTTTTCCAGCATGATATCTCCTAACTTACCTGAACCAGGCCGTCTCCGGACGCTACGGTAGATCCGCATGAAACAGGGTCACCAACGCATACGATCCCTTTACCATTGACGGTAAACCATGCCCTGGTTGATATAGCTTGCCCACCGTGCGTACTGTTTCCATCGGTATGCTGTGCATATTGCTTACCATCAACTAATACTTCGACTCCGTTGACTTTAAGTAGTGGTTCACTCTCTACAGGAGGCCTGGATGGGAATCCTCCGTGCCCCGAACAAATGCTGTCTTTTGTTGCAATACTTGCCACGTCATCACCAATTATTTGCTCTGATTTTCGTTATTTTAACTCAGGTTATTTGTGGTCTACATGGAGTTCAACTATTGCAAAATTGCTCTAATAAATATTGTTTTTTTATGTCGTATTTTCGGTACCATTCAGCCATCGCCCTTCAATGGGCATTTGTTTGGAGTCGTCAGATGCAGATGGAGCTAATAAGCCGCAAAGAGTTCGATAGCCGTGTAACCAGCGGTGAACTCGACAACTTGCAGGCTATCAAGGTGAAAGAAGGCTTTTGCCTCATTGGGAATCAGAGCGGAACAAATCGCGTTTTTATGCTTCGCCGTACGGATTTGAAGCCATTTGTCTGGAAGAACGAAATTGGTCCCAGCTCATACGCTCAAACGAGGGGGTGCCACAACCTGGCCTTTTTCTACAAAGACGAGCTTTCTGTGGTTGATATTCAAGGGTTACAACATGTTTAAGCACTGGAAAAACATTACTATTTATAAACTTTCTCGTGAGGCGGATCTGACCGACTTAGAAGATAAAAAGAAAATGATCCTTTTCACGCCATGCGGTAGTCAGGATATGGCCAAGTTCGGTTTTGTATCTCCATTTGGTGATAATTCCGAAGTTATCGCTATGCATGGAAATGGTTTTATCCTTGTTGAAGCAAAGCGCGAAACAAAAATTCTTCCCCCGCCGGTTATCCAGCGAGCTATTCAAGAAAAAATTGAAAAACTTGAGCAAGAACAAGCGCGTAAACTGAAGAAAACAGAGAAGGACTCCCTGAAAGACGAAGTTCTGCATTCTCTTCTGCCACGGGCTTTTTCAAAGTTTTCTGTTATCCAGGCGATCTACGACGGTTCAACTAAACGTATCTATATCAATGCCAGCGCGCGGCAGGCAGAGGATATGCTCGCGCTTATGCGTAAGTCTCTGGGTTCTCTTCCTGTTGTTCCCCTGAGTGTTGAAAATCCCATTGAATTAACGCTGACCGACTGGGTACGTGATGGTAGTGCTCCACAGGGATTTCAAATGGGGGATGCGGCAGAACTTAAGGCAGTGCTTGAGGATGGCGGTATTGCCCGAGTGAAAAAGCAGGATTTGGGAAGCGATGAAATTTCCACACACCTGGAAGCTGGCAAGCTCGTCACTAAGTTGGCACTCGACTGGCAGAACCGCATTAAATTTACACTGGACCATAACTTCAGCCTTACCAGCGTCAAATTTGCGGATGAATTGCTTGAGCAGAACTCTGATATTGATAGTGAAGATGTTGCGCAGCGACTGGACGCAGATTTCTTCCTGTTGACCAGTGAAATTTCGTGCCTGGTTGATGCTCTGGTAAATGCCCTTGGTGGAGAGGCTAAGCAGTGAAAGAGCTGTGCTATGGATCTGTTTGCAGTGGAATTGAAGCCGCGAGTATTGCCTGGGAACCGTTGGGTATGCGTCCGGCGTGGTTTGCTGAAATCGAGCCTTTTCCATCTGCCGTTCTTGCGCACCGCTGGCCCCATGTCGCCAACCTTGGCGACATGACAAAACTTGCCAAAAAAGTCCTGGCTGGGGAAATCGAATCCCCTGATGTGCTCGTCGGGGGTACGCCTTGTCAGGCATTCAGTATCGCGGGCTTACGTGGTGGGCTTGATGATGAACGCGGCGCGCTAACTTTGAAGTATGTGGAGCTTGCAAATGCAATTGACGACAAACGGTCTGAGTCCTTCCTCAAACCGACAGTTATCGTCTGGGAAAATGTCCCAGGAGTCCTGTCATCGGCAGATAACGCCTTCGGATGTTTCCTTGCCGGATTGGCTGGAGAAGATGCGCCATTTGAACCAGGTGATCGACCTGAATCAGGAAAAAGTAACGCGTTCTGGCGGTGGGATGGCAAAACCGGTTGCCATGCTCCAAAGTGGCCGCAGTGTGGTTGTATTTATGGACCGCAGCGAAAGGTGGCCTGGAGAATCCTTGATGCCCAATACTTCGGAGTGGCACAACGACGCCGACGCGTGTTTGTTGTCGCAAGTGCTCGAACAGACCTCGATCCCGCAACGGTACTTTTTGAGTTCGAAGGCGTGCGCCGGAATATTGCGCCGAGCCGAAAAAAGAAGGAAATCGCTTCCGCCATTATTGCAAATGGCGCTGCAATCAGTGGCGAAAGCCTAAATCCATGCCTACACGCTGACATGCCACCCGGTATGAAATCGACGAAAGCCGTAAACGCTTTCAGGATGGCAGCATTTGGGGAATATATTGACGATGAAACCGCATCGACAGTAAAGGCAAGAGATTTTAAAGATGCCACTGACCTTGCCGTTTTTAGCAGCACAGGAGCAGGTTTTTGGTCAGAAGGGCATGGTACATTGCGGGCACGTGAGCAAGAAAGCCATGAGCATCTTGTTACATTGGCTTTTCCTGAGCGTATGAGCGGTACACAACATGCTGCAACTAAGAATACTTCACCATCTCTAATGGCTAAAAATCCAACAGCTGTTTGCTATGAAGTAAGAAACGCAGAAGTAGCTGTCCGCCGTCTTACCCCTGTCGAATGTGAAAGGCTGCAAGGTTTTCCTGATGGGCATACGTTGATCCCGACGGAAAAGCGTAAAAAAGTTAATTCAGATGAACTGGCATATCTTCGCAATCACTATCCAGATTTAAGCGAAGAAGAGGCCGCGATGCTTGCAGCTGACGGACCGCGTTACAAAGCGATCGGCAATAGTATGGCAATACCAGTAATGCGCTGGATTGGCGATCGGATTACTAAGGCCGTATGTCGGCAGAAAGAAGGAAGTGAAACAAAAGAGCGAAAAGTTAAACCAGCGGCAGAATTCGAACGGTCCATATTCAAATGGGCTGGTGGAAAATTTGGTGTTCTGGAACAAATCTTTCGCTATTTGCCAGAAGGGAAGCGCCTGATTGAACCTTTCGTTGGTGGCGGAGCTGTCTTCATGAATGCCGGATACCAGGAAAATCTGCTAAATGATGTGAATGCTGACCTGATTAACTTTTACAAGACTCTGCAACGCGAGGCGCATTCACTTATCACTCTGGCACATCGTTTCTTCCAGGACTACAACACACAGGAAGGATACCTGGCAGTACGGAATGCGTTTAACAAACAAGTCTATGATGATTTACATCGCGCAGCGGCGTTTTTGTTCCTGAACCGACATTGTTTTAATGGATTGACGCGCTACAACCAGGCCGGTGAGTTCAATGTCGGGTATGGGAAGTATAAGTCTACGCATTTTCCATTACAGGAGATGGAAGCCTTCCTCGGTGCGGAAGGGCGGTCTGAGTTTCTATGCGGTGATTTTGCAGCGGTGATTGAAGCTGCCGGAGAAGGAGATGTCATCTTTTGCGATCCGCCGTATGAACCGCTCCCCAATACAGAGGGGTTCACGAACTATTCCGGTCATGACTTTAAGTTTGAAGAGCAAAAACGCCTGGTGTCTCTGTTGACGGATGCTCATCGCCGAGGTGCAAAGGTTCTCATTACTAACAGTGGCGCGCCAAACATCAGAGAACTTTATCAGGACAGTGGCTTCAGAGTGGAACCTCTTTTTGCCAGACGTTCTGTGTCTTGTAAGGGAGACACTCGTGGTGTTGCTCATGACGTTATAGCAATATTGCTCTAATAGATATATTAGTGTAATATCGAATCAATGAATCGTGATTTTTAGAGCGATTTAGCTGTTAGCCGCGACAGGCGCGGCGGTAAGCATGGCTGGGCCTAGTCCTCCCAGACAAACCACCGAGTTGCCAGGTTGACCATGCGCCTAAGTGGCAACTCCGAAGTGCGTAACGAGCTTCCATCCAGTTTGCCCATCTTCGGGTGGGCGTTTTTTTCAGGGGTTTCGTCATGGTTAGCGACTTTGCGGCGGTTTAGCGAAAAACGCCGTAAACCCTCGCCTAATGCGGGCGGGTATATAAGGCGAAAAGCCAACAGGGCTTTAAAAAAATCATTACGGTGTTAGCATAAAAAGCCTGTATCAATGAGCGGTGACTATGTTAAGAGCAACAAAAGTACGCATTTACCCGACACCAGAACAGGCAGAGTACCTCAATGCCCAGTTCGGTGCAGTGCGCTTTGCGTACAACAAAGCTCTTCACATCAAAAAACATGCTTACCAGCGACATGGAGTAAATTTAAGTCCGCGTAACGATCTGAAACCGCTGCTTGCAGTGGCAAAGAAATCCCGCAGGTATGGATGGCTTAAAGAATATGATTCTATTGCGTTGCAACAGGCGGTAATTAATCTTGATGTGGCATTTTCCAACTTTTTTAATCCGAAGCTGAAAGCGCGGTTCCCGACGTTTAAACGTAAACACGGAAAACAATCGAGCTATCACTGTGTCGGGATTAAGGTGCTGGATAATGCCATCAAAATCCCAAAACTGTCCCTAATAGAAGCACGCCTTCACCGTGAACTTCATGGAAAGCTGAAAAGCATCACTATCACCTGTTCAGCAACGGGGAAATACTATGCTTCAATTCTCTGTGATGATGGCATGGAAGCTCCGGCAAAACCCACGTTGATATCAACAGTTACTGGCCTAGATATGGGATTATCGCACTTTGCCATCAAGTCTGATGGGGTAAAAATTGCAAATCCCCGCCATCTCATCAATGCCAGCCGTAATCTGCGACGCAAACAAAAAGCCTTATCCCGCAAGCAAAAGGGAAGCGCGAATCGTAAAAAGGCCACAATCCGTCTGGCAGCGTTACACGAACGGGTGGCTAATGCCCGTGCTGATTTTCAACACAAGCTCTCTCGTGCAATTGTTGACGAAAACCAAGCGGTAATTGTCGAGATGCTGAAAACAGCCAACATGATGAAAAACCACAATCTGGCAAGAGCGATAGGTGATGCAGGCTGGCATAGCTTCATCACAAAGCTGGAGTACAAGGCAGCGGAAAAAGGCGTTCACCTAGTAAAACTCGACCAGTGGTTTGCCAGTTCGAAAGCCTGCTATTGTTGTGGTTACAAAATGCCGGAAATGCCGCTTCATAAACGCATCTGGCGATGCCCTGAATGTGGAGCAGAGCACGACCGCGATATCAATGCGGCACTCAACATCCGGCAAAAAGGAATACTGGAACTACAGGCGGCGGGACTCGTCGTCTCCGCCCATGGAGGCCAGCGTAAATCCGTCGCACAGACGGTTGTGGCATGAGAAGTGGGAAGCCTCGCCCGACAGGGCGGGGAGCAGTCACAAACTGACCATTAAAGTAAATGCAAACGATGATCTGATGATGGTTGCGGCCTAAGAAGCCTGACACCACGGGGTTGTCCCCGTCTGTGTATTAGGGAACGAGGAGGCATAACAGGCAGGGGCGCTGGTTTGATTAACCAGATGAACGAGAAGGGGCCATCTTCTGGTCAGCGTCCTTACCTGTTACGTCCTTTTTCATTCAGCGTAACAGCCGGTTCTTAACAGCCTTTGGGTAGAGTTCCTCGTATTTACGAGTATATTCCGTCATGCTGAAGGCGCTAATCACGCTGGAAGCTAGGGGGGGATCCCCTGTTACCGAATTGCAGCCAGGGCGCGGGTGTAGTGGTTTATTGATTGTTACGGCGCATTCTGGGCTGTACTAAATTTCTGCGCCTAATACTACTACACTTGCCGTTTACTGATGTGTGGTATGTTGCATATGGGCAACTGCAAAATGGCATCTGAATCGATCGCAGTTTGGCATTCGAATCGATCATGATTTGGCATCCATCTCCGATCACAGTTTGGCATCACAATCGATCACGATTTGGCATGCTTCCGATCATTGATTGGCATCCTGCCAGTCACTCCGGGAATTAACTCTTTTCACCACAGTCTCCATTGCCGTGTTTAAACCAGTGGAGACGTCAATGTCCAGAAAGAGAAAATCCAGGAGCACTATGGAAACCTGTTTTAAGATTCTTCAGCTCAAGTTCGACAAGAAGCTGACTAACCGTTGTATCGGACTGACGTTACACATCAGCGCCTCAACCGTTTTTGAGGTTCTTGCCCGCTTCAAAGCCTCTTCTCTGTCATGGCCATTACCTGCTGATATATCCCATGACACGCTGGAGAAACTCATTTTTCCGCCCAAAGACACCTTTGCATCAGAGCTTGTAATGCCTGACATGTTGTACCTCGATACGGAAATGAGAAAACCAGGTGTGACGCGGCAACTGTTGTGGATGGAATACAAGGCACAGGCGGGTAACAAAGCGATGGGATACTCGCACTTCTGCCGTTGCTACCGGGAGTGGAAAAAAACGCGACGTCTCTCCATGCGCCAGGAGCATCGTGCCGGCGAAAAGCTTTTTATCGACTTCTGTGGTCCTACGGTTCCTGTTATTAATCCGGACACCGGTGAGATACGCCGCGTGGCAATCTTCGTGGCCGTAATGGGGGCGTCCAACTATACCTACGTTGAAGCGTGCGAAGGTCAGGACATGATGTCATGGTTAAATGCCCACAGCCGTTGCCTGACCTTCCTGGGCGGCGTACCGAAGCTGCTCATCCCCGATAACCTCAGAAGCGCAGTGAAAAAGGCCGATCGATATGAGCCTGTCATCAACGACAGTTATCAGGCACTGGCTGAGCACTATGGCACGGTTATCATCCCGGCCCGACCACGCAAACCTAAAGATAAACCAAAAGCAGAAAACGGCGTCCTCATCGTCGAACGATGGCTTCTTGCCCGCATCCGTAATGAAACCTTCCACACGCTCAGGGCGCTGAATGCGCGCCTTAGGGAGTTACTGACAGACATGAATAACCGGCCAATGAAGGGGTACGGCAATCAAACCCGTGCAGAACGCTTCCGCATACTGGATGCGCCAGCACTCTCTCCGCTGCCTCTGGCACCTTATGAATACACGGAATACAAAGCTGTGAAGGTTGGCCCTGACTACCACGTTGAATATGCCCGTCACTGGTACTCCGTTCCACACGAACTGGTCGGTCAGCGTCTGTCACTGAAGGCGGGGCAGTCGGTGGTACAGCTCTGGCACAAGGGGCAGTGTGTGGCGCAACATCCGCGCAGCACACATGAATATAAACACACAACCAATCCGCTTCACATGCCAGAGCGCCACCGGCAGCACGGGACATGGACACCGGAACGCCTGATCGAGCAGGGAAAACGTACGGGCCCGTCCACAGGCCGGGTGGTTGAATCCATGCTGAAGGCAAAACCCCATCCGGAACTGGCTTATCGTGCAGTTCTGGGGCTGCTGGCACTTCAGAAAAAATACGGCCCGGAACGGCTGGAAAAGGCCTGTTACGTTGCCCTGCACTATAACGCCCCTGACAGACGCTTTATCGACAATCTGCTGCGTCACCATCGGGAGAACCTGGAGCTTCCATTATCCCGCCAGGGCGAACAACATCCGGCATATGCTTCAGAGCATGAAAACCTGCGTGGTCCGGGCTACTACCACTGACAGAAGGAACAACAGTATGAGTGATAACCTGTTAAACAAACTGACCCAACTGAAACTCCCGGCGATGGCCGGGAGCCTGATACGGCAGCGGGAAACGCCTCAGACCTACGACGAACTGTCGTTCGAGGAAAGGCTGACGCTGCTGGTTGATGACGAGCTTCTGAGCAGGGAAAACAGCCGTGTGGCACGGTTGAGAAAAAATGCCGGCCTGAAATACCAGGCAACACCGGAAGGGCTGCGCTATCCGGCCTCAAGAGGTCTGCGGGCTGAACAGATGAGAGAACTGCTGAACGGCCACTACATAACCCACAGGAAAAACCTGCTGATAACCGGTCCGACAGGATGTGGCAAGAGCTGGATAGCCAATGCGCTGGGCGAACAGGCATGTCGACAGAAACACAGCGTCCGGTACTGTAGAACCGGGCGATTACTGGAACAACTGGCTCAGGGACGTGTTGATGGCAGCTGGCTGAAATATCTGAAACAGTTGCAAAAAATACAGGTTCTAATCCTGGACGATCTGGGGCTGGAACAGTTAAGTAACGCCCAGTGTAATGACCTTCTGGAGCTCATAGAGGATCGTTACGGACAAAGCAGCACGATAGTGGTAAGCCAGTTCCCGGTAGATAAATGGCATGGTCTGATGGAGAACCCAACAACAGCAGATGCCATCCTGGACAGACTGGTACATAACTCACACCGGGTGGTCCTTCAGGGAGAGTCACTGAGGAAAAATCCCCCGGTAGTGGAAAGCAGCGAAAAAACGCGTTAAAAAGCGGTAGAAAAAGTTAAGTTCCCGGTTGATCGAATGGATGCGAATCGCTGATCGGACTTCGATGCCAATCCGTGATCGAATAGAGCGGAATACGCAGGCAACACACTCAAGCCTGATGCAGCACGGTCAGGTAGGGGACGCCGACCTAATGTCTCGCCCTGCAAGGGCGGACGAAAGTAGATCACTATTCCGCGCAGCTATTTAGAAAGAACAGGTATTGAATTACCTGGAGAACAACTTACTTACGTTTCCGCCACACCTTCGCTAGTTACTTTATGATGAATGATGGTAATATTCTGGTATTGTAACGAGTGCTCAGATATACTTACATCTAAATAACAATGATATATGTTCAATTTAACCTTGAATATTTTGTAATGTTACACGACTTTAAAATTTAGAAGAAGAGGATTCGGTTGAATCCGATATTAAATCTGAGACAGGAATATAAGGTTACACGATGAAGCTTAAAAAACTACAATCTCTTGATTTTGTGAATGATTTTATGAGTCACCTAGAAACTGATTTTGAAAAAGAATTATTCACAGCTTGTTTGCGAAATTATGCATCACATGGCAACCCATTACGTTTTCATAACTTTGCATTTTCAATTCGCGAGCTAATAAAGCATATTATCGAGAAAAAATCTCCGAATGATAAATTATTACAAGCATCGTGGTATAAGAGAGAACATGAACATTACGAAATATCTAGAAGACAGCGTTTAAAATACTGTTCTCAAGCTAAAATTTCAGATGCGTACTTGGGGGAAGAGTTCCTGGAGGAGTCGAATGAAAGAATAGATGAGATGCTTAAGCTTTATTTCTTCTTAAATAAATATACGCATATAACAGAGAAATATATGCATCCATCACCTCAAGAGTTCTTCCTGAAGGCCAAACAAATACTGCAGATCGCTACAGAAATACTAAATGGTATACATATTTGTAGAGATGAATTAATTCGTACTCTCGAAGATAAAATTAGAAATGCAGTTATTGACACGGCGGTAAGCTCTATGCCTGAAAACCTAGTGACTATCGCGAATCATGCGTATGTAGATTACACTGAAGTCGAAGAATTTGGAATCACGTCGATTGATGATGAGTACATCAATATATATGCTTCCGGTACTGTCTATGTTACTCAAGAATATGGTTCTAGGAATGATGGGGTTAGCCTAGAAGAAAGTTATCCGTTCACGTTGCACATGGCTTCTCACTTAGACTCTCCTGAAACATTTGAAGTCATATCTGAAGCTTTAGAGGTAGACACTTCATCGTGGTACGATGATGGGGAGCAGGAGGATCAAATGATGGATATGGAAAGAAATGAAATTCATCGAATATCTGTTGCACCCCCAGACTTTGAGATGGATGACAATGTACCATTCTAACATAAAGAAACATAGGCTAGTAGCGATGAAGTGCGGTAAAAATGGCTAAAACTAGATAAGTAATGGCAATCTGTGCCAATGAGTAAATAACACAACCTATTAGATCTGCATTTATTTTTCAAAGGGATCATAATCGCACAGCCACCGGTTCAAGCCCGGTAGGGGACACCTTATTTGGTAGTTGTACGGCGTATGGCACATGCGTCGATGAAATCAAAACAGACGATGTGCTGCGTATTTTTGTAGACCACGCTGCATTTGACGTTAGTGGGTTTGATCACTCTTTGAGTATCCTTATGAACCTTCAGCGCCGACCGTTCCGTATGAGGCCAGAACGTTGATCGATGACGGATTGGTTACCATTGATTCGGGGAATATTTCGGTAACCCCATACAGACGGACGCCGGTACCAGCAACCGAATTCGCAGCTGAATTGCGTAAGAGTGACGTTTTTATCGTTACGCATCCCGAAAGCCTTGGATTAACTGTTCTTGAGGCGGCAATGTGTGGAGCGTTGATATTAACGCTCCACACATTGCCTTCCGCCGGATCGCCTGGATTTGGTGAACCATATGGTTATCAAGTCGCGGATTGATTGGGATGAGGTTATTGCTCGCGTTGATCGCGTGAAAAATGCTGAAAAGGTCCAGTGTCACACCTGGTCGGCAATCGCGGGAACGATGATTGAGACGTTTGCCGCGCCGAAATCACTGCGCGGCTTATAACATCACCTATCCTTGCTGCGCTTGGGAATTTGAAGATGACGTTTTTTCTGTGCCACTATTGGTTATATTATCTGTGGTTTCGTGAATATCTTTTCCTGGTACAGTCATATCAACAATTTTATATAGCCCTTTTCTCAGACCTGTCGTGGCATCTTCGTCGAAAGCTGTATAAATTGTGAACATTAGACCAACAGAAAATGCAGTAGCAAAAAGTTTAGGTACGCCAGAGAACAGAAACTTCATAAGTCTCCACAATAAATCAAGGATTTTATCCCAGAGATGCTCTGGCTCTTTAATTTTTTGGCTGTAGAGAACCGCACCTTTGGACAGCTTATTTAATGCTTTTTTTTCGGCAATTTTTAACTTTTTTTGCGCTAGTTCAAGTTCTTTATCATAGTGGTTTTTTATTTTAATAATTTCCGCATTAAACCGTTTCGTCATGTTATGGTTAGCGGTGAAAATATAAGCGTCAAGAGTGTTTTTAGCTTTATCTCTAAAAACATCTAATTGCTTTTGAGAACTAATGCAATAGTTGTGATATTTTGCTAACTCCTCATTGATCTCATCTTCAGTCTTGCCCATCTTACGAGCATTATCGGCTATTTCATTTTTGAAACCTTTGTAAATCGTGTATGAAATTAGTTGCTCGATGTTATTGGGGTCTTTTACTAATTCAGTAAACACCCATTGCTTTTGCTGTTCAATCATTGCGCACCAAACAAAAAAAAGCCCCGATAAGGGGCATTAATCATGTTTTATGAAAGCATCAAACCTTGATGGTTTTACGAACTTGTATGAAAGCTTCTTGAAAATATTTTCGACTTTTGCTTTGCGTAAGTACACTGTCCGTAAATGCTTTATTAATTTTAACGGCAGAAGAACCTGTGCCAGACAGTTTCTTGATAACGTCTGCCTGTTTAGCCATCACTTTTCCAGCTAAAGATGCACTTTTAGTTATATGCTTGCTGTTAGTGACTATTTTTTTTGCAGCGACACTCGCCACGGCTGCTTCAGAGATCTTACGAATCTCTTCCGGGCTGAGGTCTGGCATGCAATGATAATTAGTCATATTGTGCTCCTCTATACGCCCAACAATGTTATCACTTGTATCCCAAAAATCATATATTTTTGATGTGGATACTGCTTTAGTGTAATTCATAGATTTAAATTTGGCTATGTTTTGTCGATCCTTACTTGAGCGGCTTTTATGGATAAGCTACCGTTGGCCTCTATCGCAATACTTCCCCCCGCTTTCAGGACGACATCCGCGCCTGACTTTATATCGAGATTTCCTGCGGAAGAGATGAATGCCGGACCTTGAGAAATGGCATATAACTCCCCGGCCTCGTTGAACCCGATTGTTGTTCCACTTTTCAAGTGCGTAACGGCCCAGGCTCCGCCCGCCGTCCGGACCTCCATTAGTCCGTTCCGCGACGAAATAAAGTCTTTTTTGGCGCTGGTTGATGGTTGTGCTGGTGCACCTTCGACTTCAGGCGGTACATAGCCTTCACCTTGTCCTGACGCTTCAGGCGGCACATTGGGAGCGCCACCGGATGCATCCTGTGCATAACCGATTATCAATGGCCATCGAGAATCCCCATTGTAGGGAAATTCTACCCATACTTTATCGCCGGGCAGAAATGGTGAAAACGTGTTTGCATTGGACAATATAGCTTCTGCCCACGGCAATGAGGCATCTGGTAACCCATCCATCATGCCGACAACACGTATTTGTGTGCGCATCAGACCTTTAGGGTCATCGACGCTTACCACTACAGCCCGATACTTCCCTGTCAAACTACCCATTCACCACTCCTAACTGTGCACGGCTGACAAAACGAAAGCGGTCTTCGAAATGAGTCACGGACATCACTATCATCTTGTCAGGGATAGATTCATCGAGTTCTCCGTCACCTGCCGTGTTATGCACGACAATTTTCAGCGTCGTACCCGGAGTTAGCGCGGCATTTCCTTCCACCAGCATATCGAGGCGGGGGAGAATGAATTTGTTGTAGTTCGCCAGCGCGGTAGGATCGGGATTGCTCGTAAATTTAATGGGGTCTTCCTGGTTACCTGAGTAAACCACACCTTTGGTCATGTCATAACTGGCCATTCTGTAATTGTGGCGGCGCTGGTATTCATAATCGGCATTCAGGATGTTGAACTGACTAATTGTAAATCCGGATGTGTTGGGATTGGCGGACTCATAAGTAAGCGATGGAGCGGCGTTTGCCATTTTTTCCATACTTTTAAAATTGATCGTCCCCCTGGATGCCCAGCACATAGAACCGGTATCCCGGGCTATCTCCTGCAATACCTTGGTCGGTTTTTCTCCAACATTTAGGTGGTATGTGGATGTTTTTCTGAATGAGTCAGCATTTACCTTCAGACCAGGGGCAAGAGAGGAAACTACGGCTGATGGTGGCTTATCAACAAAATACTGTGCGCTGGTGGACGGAACTTTTAATAACCGCACCGGGTTACTAAACGCGTAAATCAGTACAGTATCGTCCTTGCGCGGCGCTTTAAGAACAAAGAACTCTTCCGAGAAGAGGATGCCGCCATGACCTTCCGGATCACCAAGTGAAACGGTCAGTATTGTCCCAAATTTCACCCCCAGCTTATTGACCACGTAAGCCGTTGAATCCCTGACCATGAGCATAAGCTGGGGACCAGATAGCTCCCCGGGTTCGACATAGGTACATCCTACGATCATTTCGCGAGGGATTTCGTTCTGCCCAATTGAAACAGATTGCAGGAATAGCTGAGTGCGTTTTGAATCAGTTTCCGGGGCTGTGGTGGTCTTTGTGGCCATCTCATTCCTCCAGAATTTTCGCTTTTACCGTTATGGTGCCGGTGGTTTGCTGCATATAAGCCAGGATAGGAAGCTCCGCCACTACTGTGAGGTTCAATCCAACCGCGAACAGCCTGTTGTCGGCGGTGCCGGTGGTCAGATCCTGAAATGCGATTGATTTTTGCCCTTCTATGTAACAGGTAACCGGTATCTCATAACCGCCGACATTGGCAATGTGAGTGAAAGATGCCTGCCCGAGGCTGGCATACATTCGTAGCCAGAATGCTAATGCAGTTGTAACCATCCCAAGAGATTCCTTCTCGTCACTGGCGATCCATAGCGAATATTCCAGTGAGAAAGGGATAGTCGATACCAGGGCTTCAATCTCATCATTTTCATTGGTGACATGCCCTTCATCGTAATTATCCCGGCACAGTTCACCTTCATAAATTGAAAACGCGGGAGAACGAGACAGATTCACAAGCGGCATTGCCAGCTTATTTACCGGGCCAGCAGAGGCAGTATCTTTACGCCCGGCGCGATCGGCTTCAAATGACGACAACCACTCCTTCACATCACTAAAAGTGCCGATCGTTATGCGATCTCTTGGCGTGCGTTTCAGGAACTCCCGGAACGACTGGTTAATGCGATCATTAAAGCTGACAACTTGTGAGTCGAACGCTTCGTTTAAAGCCTGTGCGAGCGCCGAGTCAATGCCATCAATAGTGGCAAATTCCAGCTTACCGGTTGGAGTAAGACCTTTTTTCTTAAAGATGGCCAGTAGCCATTCCTGATTATTCAGAATCACCGATGAAATTCCCTTCAAAGGCGCGTGAAGGCACGCAATAAAACAAACTGCCTACCCTGGCAGTGCCGTAATTGAATATTTTATGGATGTACCAGAAGCGGCGAATGGTTGTGCCGTCTGACAGCTGTTCCAGCCATTCGAGCATAGAACCCACTGGTACATTAACGGCGGCTAACCGAAGGATTAAAGCACTGTCGCTAATTCCCGTATTATCACTGCCGTCGTATAGCGCGTAGAAGGCGTCCATCTCATCCGGGCAGTCGAGGGCCGTTATCAGTTCTGGATCCTGATAGTCATATATGCGTTGGTTCGGTTCTATTATTTCAGATGCCGTTTCAGGTGCATTTTTGTCTCTGTAAGGTATTGCGCGATACAGAACCGCATCGAATGAGTCAGGGTCTAGCTTGATTGCTTTGAGCCAGTCCATCCGCACAAGGTTATTAAAAACTGCATGACCTTGATAACGGTGGCGCACACCAGAATCACTAAGCAGGCCGTGATCCAGATTGGGAAGGTGATTGTCCTCCACAGGATCAACAATATTACCAACGTTAACACCATCGGTTTCGATTTCAGCATCAATATCTTCCTCTTCAATCAGTTCAGAACCTTCGCCTGGAATATCCGGATCCGATTCGGTGTCCGGGAGGTTATCACCAGTCACTTGTTGTGATGGTTCTGTGTCCTCAAACATGTCATCAAAGAAACCAGCCATCGATTATCCTTTCCGTTTACGGGCTTCGTTAATTTGTGTCTCAAGAATGCTTCGCGCCTGCGCAGTGGAAGCGGCCTTGTCCATTCCCTGACTCATGAAAAACTTTATGAGGTTGTTCGCCTGCGTTTGCAGGGCTTTTTTGAGAGCGTCGGCTTCAGCGCAAGCCTGGGCTTCCCTCACCCGCGATGCTTTTAGTTCGGCATTCTTCCTGTTTGCCGTGGTGCGAGCTTTTTTTAACAACCGGCGAACGTTGTCCGTGGCGCTATCTTTTGCGCGTAGTTTTTTGCCTAATGCATCCTGAGATTTCAGATACAGCTCATACTCACGCGCAGCTTTAGCCTGATCCGTCGTTGTTGTCCGGTTGCGCGCGAGCGATTTAGCCAGTTCGCCTTTGAAATAGGTTGTTGTCTTCCGCTTGTCATCGCCGAAGGCTACCTGTTCAGCTGCTTTTTCCAGGGCAATAATGATGGCCTTGTGCCATGTGGGAGACTGAAAACGCGTCATAGCGTGCAAAACATGTTTGCAAGCCACACCAGTCAGATCAGGGTTGCGGATTTTGGGGAATGCATACTCTTTTGGCGGCGCGACAGCATAGTTACCAGCCGTGGCCATATAACGATACCAGTATTGATGGCGTCCACAATCACAGTCGAAAGATACCCGGCCCTTGCAGAGATCGGCAGCGATTCGGGCTTTTTTCGCACCGTCTTCAGCAATTTCCTCAACGGCTTTATCCCATTCCTCAAATCGAATTCTGACACGGTGATGCTGGTGTACCGACTCATCCGAGGCATTAACAGATATCAATGCAAGGTTGTGTTTTAGCCCGAGGAATGTCGCGGCTTTGATCCCTGTGCCATCAGAAACCTTGTTGTTAGCGCGTTTTATATCAATGCTGGTGGACTGCGCCACCAGCTGAGCATAGGTAATGCCGGGTACCGTGCTCTTGAATTTGGTTTTATGAGACTGCCTTGAGGTGTTGAAACTGCGTATATCTTCGGGCGTAAAGTAGGTGCCATCTTTCTTTTTCCCAAGGCTGAGGAATGCCTCAAGTTCGCGGTTACGCATCCCCATAATCCTTGGGGTGAGTGTACGTCGCGCGTTTCGCCGATTCTGACGCTGCTGTTTACGGATAAGATCGAAGACCTTGTTAAAGTCTTTTGCACTTAATCCATCAGTCTGATAGCGACCAAGGTTGTCGCGAGCATATTCAGTTGGCATTCATTTCCCTTACGCAATGGATAATGTCCCTATTACCTGGCCGTCGTATTGGAAATGGCGAATCATTTCGCGGATCCAGGTGGCAGGTGGGAGTTTTAATTTTTTGCCAACAGTCATACCCTGAGACTCATCCTCAAGCCCGGCGGCGAGCGTCACAACCCAGCGTAGCTCTGCTATGCCCCACATACGGTAAGCCAGCAAATCCGGGCGATATTGCTCATCGGGAAGAACGTAATAAATCGTCAGATTCTTGTCGTTCGATTCACACATAAGCATCACCTCTTTGCGTAGCTCTGCCCTGAGTATTGGATCGGCTATGTTGCGGTCGTCATACCGCGACAGAGGATATTGCCGGGTGCTTTGGGTTGTAGTGATTGATGTAGCCATAGTCAGCCTGCCAGAAATAGATGATGGTGATTCTACCGCTAGTCATTTGTTGAATATTTAACTCAATAAAAGAAATTTATTAGTGCAATTTGATTGTGAAATGTATCATTCTGCCCTTAAGTAGGTTCTTCACGAGGAAACAAAATTGGCAGAACGTGTTGATGATGCAGAGCTGAGCATGAATCAGTTAGAAGCTCTCAAAGACATGGCCATCGATAACATCAGAAAGCAGGCACAGGTCGTGAGCCAGGTATTTACAGGGAAGTGTCGTTACTGCAATGAATCGATTGAATCAGGCATTTATTGTGACGCTGAATGTGCGCAATGGCACAGGGAAGAGCAGGCCGCAAAACAGCGTAAATATGGCATGCGACCGGCAGGATTTGACTGATTATGTTGCGCTTTACTGAGGAAGAGTTTCAGGCTTTTAGTGAGCGTCGAAATAAGGGGCGGTCCAGGCCAAAAACCAAAAAGGATCCATTCTTATCGCTTGCGCCGGTAAAAGAAGTTTCTCCACATGCGAAGGCACTTGCAGCACTGGCAAAGAACCCAGACCTGCGCGACGGAAATTGCGAGCACTTCGAGCAGGTTTTCATTTTTGATTACTTCGAACGCAAGCACCCTGACATCTATGAGCTGTTGCATGCAACGCCTAACGGAGGGAAACGTTCAAAAGCAACCGCCGGGAAAATGAAGGCTGAAGGGCTGAAAAAAGGTTATCCGGACATGAGTCTCGATAAAGCATGCGGTATTTATCACGGCATGCGAATTGAGCTTAAAGAACCAAATGGTAAAGCCCCGACGAAAGAGCAGATCGCCTGGATGCGCAGGCTTAGAGAGGAAGGTTACTACGTCGTTCTTGCGTATGGTGCAGAACAAGCGATAACCGCCATCCTGGAATACATAAGCCTTAAAAAGGGTGAGGCTATTGAGCATGTATTGAACGGCGACAAGTGGTTGTATGCTGCTTAAAATAATAAATTAATTAGTGCATATGTGCTCTTTGATATAGCGCACATTAACATCGGGAGAATAATCGTGTCATTCAAGGCTAATTATGAATCGCTGGCATCGATCATGCCGCGTAATGAACAGGAAGCAGATGCTGTAGTGGACCCGGTAATCGCTGAAATGAATGCTCGCCTGGAGGCTGAATTTGCAGCTGAGAATGAACATACCACCCAGGGCGACTAGGACTGTTTTTTGTGTCGGTAGCGGTCCGTCACTCACTCGTGAGGACTGTGCTGCTATAGAAAAAACTGGCTGTTCAATCATCGCGGTTAACAATTCCTGGCAGATGTTCGATGACATTTATGCCTTATACGCCGGTGATTTGTCATGGTGGAAGCAATACGGATCCACCATACCGGGAGGGAGATTCCGCAAAGTGACAGCCAACCTGGCGGCGGCGAAATCATTTTCGTTGGAGTACAGGCGATATTGTGGACCGGCGGAAGGGGTAAATAGCGGCGCGCAGGCTATCAGTCTGGCTGCTGAATCAGGGGCTGAAGTAGTGGTATTAGTCGGCTATGACTGTTCTCTGCAAAACGGCCTTCATTGGCATGGCGCGCACCCTCAAGCACTACGGAATCCAACGCAGGTGTCTATTTCAAAATGGCAACAGCAGTTCCTGGATACCCGCAAAAAACACGCAGATTTACATATTTTGAATGCAAGTAGGAGCAGTGCAATTCAATGTTTCCCAAGAATAAATTTAGAGGCAGTGATCGCGTTATTATCGTCGGCAGTGGCCCAAGCGCCGCAAACTTTGTTGCGCCGCGCGGAGTGCCGATTATAGCGGTAAATGGGGCCATCGACTGGCTTAACCGCGCTTCTTATTTTTTCACCCTTGATCCATCCCCAGACAATATGCGGCGCGTTGGTCGTGGCCGCCGTCGCCGTGGTGTTTGTTATTGCATGGCACTACCCGATGTTAAAGAACGTGAAGTCAGAGATGGTGTTCTGTGCTTCCGTCGTGTGGCTGAACGCGGCATGGAGCCAAAAAATACGAATTCTCCCGAGTGGTGGGCGTGGCGCTGGTCCGCACATTTCGGCCTTTGCGAAGATGAGAATGAAATTGCCAGCGGCAATAGTGCATATGGTGCTCTGAACCTGGCTTTCCATATCGGATTCAAACATGTAGCTCTGGTGGGCGTTGACGCTACGCAAGAACTACGCGTTCACTCCGGCGGCACGCCAAAAAATCTAAGTCACCTGCCTTTGTTATTCCAGTCTGCGCGTGAACAGATTGACGTTGTTTCATGCGGGAAAATGGGAGGTATTCCGCAGATGACTCTTAAAGAATGGCTGAAGAATACATGATGGCACCCACAATTTATCACCGTATCGACGGTACCAAATACAGGAATGTCTGGGTTGTTGGTGATCTGCATGGTTGCTACACCAGACTGATGTCCGAACTCCATCGTGTGGATTTTGACCCGGCGCAGGATTTACTGATATCGGTCGGCGACCTTATCGATCGCGGTACTGAAAATGTCGAATGTCTGGAACTATTGCAGATGCCCTGGTTCAGGGCAGTGATGGGGAACCATGAGCGGCTGATGATTGATGCGTTAAGTCCAGATGGCAACGTGAATAACTGGCTAATGAATGGCGGACAATGGTTCTTCATGCTGGACACTGATCAGGAAATATTAGCCTGGGCGCTGGTGGAGCTGGTAAAGCGTCTGCCCTATATCATTGAGTTGAACACGGGGCAAGAAACTATCGTTATAGCCCATGCCGACTATCCGGATAATGAATACCAATTCGGTAAGGAGGTGCCGCTTTTCAACGTTGTCTGGGCGCGCGAGCGTATCAGTGATTCGATGGATGATATTGGTGGCGAAATTTCGGGCGCAGATCGTTTTATCTTTGGTCACACTCCGGTGAAAAGCCCGAAGACATTCTGGAATCAGCATTATATCGACACTGGTGCCGTATTTTGCGGAAACCTGACATTGATGAAAGTGAAAGGTGATGGTGCAGCATGAAGATTGCTTTAGTTCTTCGCTCTGGTGGTGACTATAACGCTTCCGATGTGCAGTGGCTGGTTAATCAACTGCCAAAAGGCTATGAAATTATTTGCCTGACAGACCTGAAGCGTTTACATGTACCTGGCGTCAAAGTTGTCCCATTGATCAACCAGTGGCAAAAGTGCCGTGGCTGGTGGGCGAAAATCGAGTTGTTCCGACCGGATATAACCGATGATCTGTTCTATCTGGATTTGGACACGGTTATTGCCGGTGATATACGCCCAATCCTAGAGCATCCACCAACCAGCTTCACCATGCTTAGGGATTTTTACCATCCACAATATCGTGGCAGCGGTGCCCTGTGGATACCAAATAGTGTTAAAGCGCATATCTGGAGTTCATTCTGGCAAGATCCGGAAGGTTGGATTTCTCGTTGTGTCACTACTGAGTGCTGGGGTGACCAGGGGTTCTTACGAAAGGTTATGGGCGATGATACACCAGCATTTCAGGATCTGTATCCAGGATGGTTTGTAAGTTACAAGGCCGATGTTGTGGAACCTGGTTCAAAATATGCGAGCGCGCGTTACTCCAGGGGGAATGGGGCATTACCAAAAGACTGCCGAATAATCTTTTTCCACGGCAAACCGCGACCTCGCGAAGTGTCAGAGGATTGGCTTCCCCTTATCAGCTCATTTTTTGAGCGAGAATCAGAATAATATTGCTCTAATAATTCCATATTTTTAAAACGTGATGTACACTCATCACGTTTTTTATTAGAGCAATCTACAAGGTGCACTATGTGGCCATTCCGACGGAAATATCACTACTGGCTGATCGCCTTTGTTACGCCGACCGGCGGTATCAGGCATGTCATCACTAGGTATCGCAACAAGAGACTCACCTTAGCCAGAATTTTACAGGCTGCCATAGGTGAGGGACTGGATACAAATTGCGTAGTCCTTCCTCCTTCATACTTAGGAAAAATGACCGAAGCACAAGCTAATACGGAACTTTGAAATGAGCACTTCAGCACAAAACCAATCAATCGAAAATGTATCTATCCCTGACGTCCTGAATGCCGGTATCCCGGCCATTATCCAGAACATCCGGGCCGCGCAACGCCGCGTTAGTTGTGATGACCTCACAGCGCGTTTTTTTGATAATGCGGTTCAGTCAGCGGAGATGCTTCACGCACAGCTTATTGATGTTTATAACGCAGAAGCTGATAGCCATAACTCCCTGGTAGATGCAGCTGAAAATATGCAGTTGGATCTCGGTCTGAAGGGTAAAGAAATTGAAGAGCTTCAGCTACAAATTGAACATTTGAAACGCCAGCAACAGGACGCGATCGACGATGCGACGCATGACGCCAACCAGCGTGCTGATAATGCCGAACGTATAAGCATTGAGCTGGAAACAAAACTCAATGAAATGACCGCGATGGTTGAACTGCGGAACTCACAGATTTCAACGCTAAAATCTCAATATAAAGAGATCATGAAACTTGATCCTTTTAACCTTGAGAAACGCTATAACAAAGCTAAAAGCGAGCGACAGGAACTGCGTAAGCAGGTCGCCGACCTTAACCAACAGCTCAAAAAAACTATTAAAGATGCAAGCGAAGCGCGCGTGGCATTTGCTAATAAAAAAGCAGAGGTTACCGCGCTGGTTAATGAGAATGCCAAATTTGCGACGCTCAAGAAGGAAATGTATGGCATTACTGAGCGCCGTTTCCCTGCAAGCAAACTCCATCCGACGTTAGGGCAAATCTCATTCTTCCCGCGCCTCCTGGCTTATGGGATCTCATCGCCTAAAGAGTTCAATAACGAGCGTCCTTATATCGTTTCTAAGCTGGACTTTGCTTATCAGTTCTGCTGCGACATGGGCTATGCCATTGATATACGTATCAACGAATGGTTGATGCCAAACTTCCAGCCGTTGGCCATTTTCCGCGAGTTCCAGCCGGAAGGTTGGGTAGAGTTCTTCCATGAAATGATCTGTAAAGAGATGGAAAGCCGCCGCCCGGAACTGGTCCGCCGTGTCGAGTGGGCGCAAGAGGTTATGTTGGCAGATGCAGAGCTACCGTTCGAACCGGAATTTATTGATGATCTGGCAGCTAAAGGGCTGCATACCCTGTTTGATGTGGTTACCCGCCGTCATGAGCAGTTGGTTGTCGAATTGGGTTTAGAGGAAACAGCGGCAAGAAGACTTCTCGATGTTTGCTATGCACGTAGCGATGCATGGGAAAAAGAGAACGGCGGCACTATTTACGTTCGCTGACAGTTACAGTGTCACTTTTAATGCTGGTGGAGTGCGCCCACCAGCATTTTTTTCGTCCAATGAGGAGGGCATTTGAGTATTTTCAATAAACACGCACACCAGGAACGTCCGTATATCGTCATAGTTGATATTGATGGAACAATATCAGAGGCAACTGAAGACAGACTGCATTTGCTTCCGCCACCAGGTAAAGGTGCATTAACAAAGGACTGGAACGAGTTTAATCTCGCCTGTGACACCGATACTCCCATCACTCCGGTTATTGATATGGTGCGCCAGTTATTTAACGTTTACACGGTCTGGTTTGTAACCGGGCGCTGTGAGATCGCAAGGGATAAAACACGAGCCTGGCTGCGGAAGTACGTAACAAACGGGGCTGAGCCTTTGCTATCTATGCGTCCTGCCACCGATGACAGAAATGACGGTCCAGCAAAGATTGATCTCCTGAAGAAAATTGGTCTAAGTAAAATTGCGTTCGCGCTGGAAGATAAGATTGAAGTGGCGCGTGTTTTCAGGAGTCACGGCGTACTTACGTTAATGGTCAGGGAGTATGAAAACGCGCTTCTCCACCAACAATAA